TGTTTTTCTGAATCAACTGCTAATGCAGGTGCACCAGGGAAGTTAGTGCTTGGAAAATTACCAGTTCCAATATTTAAAAAGTCGTGTCCTGTTAATCGAACTTGACTATATTGAATTCGCATAGTTACAATAACTCCGTGTGCTGGCGCATTTGCAATTGGTACTGCAGGACTTAGCTGTAGTGTGGCGTTATATGGGGATTGCCCTCCGCCAGTCCCCATATAATTCAATACTGCAACCAATTTATAATAAGTTGGATCCCCAGTAAATACAACATTTGAACCTGGAATCGGAGCTGATGCTAAACCTGAAATATTAACATAATTTCCTGGTTGGAACATATCAGCATATCCGTTACCAATTACGCTTGCAGATGCAACTGAATACTGGGTTCCTCTATTATTAAATGTCGGGTTTGCTAATACACCTACCCCTGTTCTTACTTGCCATGTAAATGGAGAGGTTACGTTTGAGTCAGTTACAGTTACAATTGGTATTGCATTGTAACCGCTTCCAGGTTCAACAATTCTAAATTCTGATATAGAACCTGACGATACTTTAACACGACCTTGAGCCGTTGCACCAGTAACAATATTGTTAGCAGTCGTAGTTGCACTTGATAACGCTGCCCAAATTGGAGTACTATTTGGATTACCAAATGATACAGTAGGCCAAGATGTTGATGTTAATAACGTTCTGCTAATCCATGCAATTCCATCTTCTGACGATGCAGCAATAGTTGTAGTACCGGTTGCTACTGCAAAGAATACACCTTGTCCGTATTTTACTTGTGTCCATGCTTGCGATGCTGGCAACGGCTGACTTGAGTACCATGTGATACCATTTAACGAATATGCAGCAATAGTACTTCCACTTGCAATTGCTACAAATTTACCATTACCATACGTAACACTTTTCCACGTTGCAGCAACTGGTAATGCTGCAGGTGTCCATGAAGTTCCGTCATTAATTGAATATGCAGCAGATGTGCCACCACTTGCAATTGCTACCCATGTACCTGCTCCATATGCAACACTAGTCCACGTAGTAGGCGTAGGTAATGCACCAGTTGATGTCCATACAGTAGCATTTGATGTAATATTAGCAGTAGCTGATCCGGATAACACTGCAATGTATCTATTATTGCCGTATGCAACATCTGACCAATTACCTGTTGTTGATAACGATCCTGCACTTGACCATGTTGCGCCGCCATCTACACTTTTTGCAGTATTTAATGATCCGTTTTGTACTGCAACCCATGTACCTACTCCGCTTAATGTACCATAAGTTACTGCAGTCCATGACGAACTAACTGGAAGAGCTCCTCCTGTGACCCAATTAGTACCATCAACACTATATTGAGTTGATGTACCTGAACCTGCGATTGCAACATAATTACCGCCAGCTCCTAAACCGTTATATGTAAAGTTACTAATAACACCGTTTACAACGTTATTTACAGTAATCGTTAAGTTGTTTAATGGAGCAGCTCCGCCTAAACTCGTACCTAATATAGTTAATACATTGTCTTTAACATAATTAATACCGCCTGCATTTAAAGTAACTGCATATGATACACCAGTTTTAACTATATTAAATGTTGCACTTGTACCAGCACCCCCAGTCGGTGATACTGCTGTATACGTAGTATTAATATCCCCGTAAATTGAATCAATCCATGCAGCATTTTGTTGTGTTACTGACGTTGCAGAATAACCAGGACTTGCAAATTGTACTCTTGGTTCAATTATATACGATGAGGTAGTATCTAACGCTGCTAGAATTGGAGTACCTGATACCACATGATCCCATCCTGCAGCATTTAAAGTCATTGTACTTGCAGTTATTGTCGATAAAGTAACTGCTGATCCTCCAACGCTTGTGCTAACTGAAAATTGAGTTGATGTAAATCCTGTAGAAATTACATAGTACACTGTTCCAACTGCTAATCCACCAATTGCAGTTCCGGTAAATATAACCGGCATGTTAACATATAATGTAGCAGTACTCGGAACTGTGATTAGATTTGAAGTAACAGTCGTTCCGGTTGCAACTATTGCACTGAAACTTTCTTTTGCAACCATTGCTACTTTAGATCCTGAATTATATCTTACAATATAGCCGTATTGTCCTGTTCCTAAACCACTAGTTATTTGAATGCTCATTCCAATATATGTTGAATTAATTGCCAAATCAACTGCAGCAATGGTTATTGATGTAGTATTGCCTGACTGTCCAGTGTTAGCAGATGTTACATAATTTTCACCATTTGATAACAATTTTGTTTCAAACACTGCGTTATCTCTAAATTCGTTAGCAACTGATACTGCACCGTAACCTGTTCCACTAAATGAAAATGTAGCAGTATTGTACTTTGTACCAGCATTTAAGAATTCAACTCTGTAAATTCTATCAACTGCGTTAGTTATTACATTAGTAATAAGTGCTTGGTTAGCATAATTGTTAACCGTTGCAATCAATGGAGTTTCATAAATATCAACACCTTCAGCAACTGTGCCATACGTACCATACGAGCTGTTACCATTAGTAGCACGAATTTTACCGCCGTTCTCAGCTAAGTATCCCATATATCCGTAGTACGAAAACACAGATACTAATTCAGTTAATGATTGTGAACCAGTACACCAAACACCAATACCGTCACTTAAAATTTGAGTAAAGTCGTTTGCTACAACAGAACGGTTTCCGCCACTGTGTATAGTTCCATCAATCTTTAACCCAATACACCCTGTACCAAATGTTGTAACATTTTGAATATACGGTGACCGTGATGTAATCCAGGTACGTCTATCATTTGGTCCCCAACCTGGGTCTAAACTAACATATGCGCCAGCAGTTGGACGTTTTGTACCATAGCTATTTACAGGTCCTAAAGTGCCAGTTAATCCCTGTACTGTTAAATTCCTAATACCTGTTGAATTTCTAACATAGAACATATCAGATAACAGAGAACCAGATACTGCAGTTGAATAACACGCTGCACTCCATTGAGATGAATAATTTCCAATATTAATAATGTCATTAGCAACTGAAGTTACTAAAATTTTCATATCTCTTGCACACGAAATTGGATCATAAACATAAGAAACAATCATAGATCCAGTACCAGTAGTTAAGGTTTCTGCAGATCCACCTACTGTAGATGAAATTTTAAACGAAACTCCGTTAACTACTGTATGAATATAATAGTTAACACTTAAATTAATTCCACCAAATATTGATCCAGTAAATGTAATTTTGTCTCCGGCTACCATCCAACTGGTGCTTGTACATGTGAATGTAGTAGTTGAACTTGCAGTAACAGTAGTATTAAATGTATTAATATACGCAACTGATTCAGCTGCAAGAAAATCAGCATTTGCAAGCAACTGATATGCGCCATTAATTGCGTCATTACTTGCATTTGTAAAGTTGCTGCCTGCATTTGGAACACTTGTTCCGCTCATATTTGCAATAACATCTGTCCACAATGCATTAGCAAGTGCTGCTGATCCCGATGCTGCAATATATTTTGCAGTATATTTTAAGAACGTTATCATTCCTAAAGTTGCAGATTTTTGTCCTGATAATACAATTTGTGCCGACGCTACTGCTCTGTAATACGACATGCCAGTTTGACATGATAAGAAATTACTTCCAAACATCATATCATACCCAATTGCGTCAATCATATATCCAACATCTCGCGAACACGTAGTTTGATTAAACAATAATGTTGCATTATGCGCTTTAACATACGCTAGACAATCAAGTTGTATTTGTGATTTTGCTGCTTGTAATGCAGTATTTGCTGCAACTAGACCGCTAGCAACCCAACTTGTTGTTGGTGCAAGTAATGTTGGTGTAATTCCGGTGTTTATAGTATTATAAATTTCTTGAATACGATCTTGTGCAAATGTACCAGCATTCGTCGAACCTCCCGAACCACTAACATCTTGCGTAGTAGTGTTTCCGGTAGTTCTAGTAATCGCAGTGCCTTGTGCAATGCTTGCGATAATTGTTTTAATTCTATCTTGAACAGCCAATGCTGCAGGTTTTTCAGTAATTAATTCAACAAAATTATTATTGCTATAATATGATCTTGCAACAATTGTTGTAGCTAAATTACAAGGAATAAGAGTAGTCCCGTATGTTAAATCGTAGTATACTGCATCAACAATATAGCCAATATCACGCGTACATGATGCTTGACCTGCTGGACCTAACATAGTCCATATTGAACTGTAATTAAGTACCATAAATGCAGTAACTTCATCTTTTAAAAATTGTTTGTTAGCATTAATTAATCGTCTAGCATTTAAAAATCCAGTATTATAACTTGTTGGGTCGGTGTATGTATAAGGAGGTGCTGACACTGTACCGCCATTGAGAATTGTGTACATTACATCGGCATTTTCCGATACTGCAGTTACTGCAGACGTACTACCGACAGATCCTGCTGGCAAATGCACATCTTGAGAAACTGTAACCTGATACGGCGATGCAACTGTAGTGTTTGATATAATATCTGACGTAATTGATTGAATATATGTAACTGCTGAAATTGATTTTGCAATATCGTTACTTGCAATTAACGACGGGGACGGTCTAATATTTGTTGATCGTAATTCGTCTCCAATAATTGACGTATTATCTGGAACAATAATTGGAAGTGTTTCATAGTAAATCCCTGTTTTAACAAAAATAGAATAAGTTGTACTAACAACCGCCGGAATATTTGTACTTACACCGGCAGTAATTGCTGCTGTGATAACACCTACTAAATTTGATAACAATGTAACTACGCCAGGTTCAACAGGTTTAAGATTATTTGAAACTCTTGTTACTGTTGCTTGATATGAAGTATTTGGTGAAGTACTTGCAATTACTGAATTAATAACAGACAACATATAGTTATATCCAGCAACATCTTGGCTTGATTGGGTACCTAATACAGTGTAACTTCCGGATACATACGATTGAGCAACTTCTACAACTTTAGCATTGCCACCATGCGATAAGTCATAAGCTAACGCATCAACTACATAGCCAATATCACGCTCACATTTACTTTCATTATAAGTAAATGCTGATGTAAATGGTAGTGTATTATTAGTTATTTGTGAATTAATCCATCCAATAACTTCTTTTTGAATATATGCCCGGTTATTTGTTAAGAAATATTTTGCATTTGGATTTAATGGTCCGTTTGTAACTTGTTCAGCTGCATATCTAACAGTTAACCACGGACGATCTAAAGTTGCGCCATAACTTGGTGCTGGATTATTTAAGCCAGTCTGCCCAACATAATAAATTTGATCAATAACACCAAAATATCCCCACGATGGTAGTAACGTTGGTGAAACTTTTAACACCTGACCAGGGTCACCGATTGCTAATCGTGTAGGACCACTTTGACTCATGTATGGTATATCACCAGCTGTTGTTAACACCGAGTCTTGCGCACCCGCAGCAATCACATTCCAGTACTGTCCTGATACATCAACATCCGGTCTGTTACCACTTGCACTTGTATGTGCTAAAATACAAATATAACTGTTTGGTCCAACACTTATAGTATCGCCTAACACATAGTTAACACTAGTATCCCATGTTGCTGCATAGCCAGTTGCTGTAATAGTAGCAATTGCATTACCCGAAACAGTAGCAACAGTAATTAACACGTCATTAAACGGTGATAACCCGCCAACTTGTGTACCTAATATCTTAATGGTTGTATTTGCAGCATATCCAGTACCACCTGCATTTTTAGTAACAGTGTAAGAAGTACCAATTGTACTAACATCAAATGTTGCAGAGCTGCCAGCAGCTGTTATGTTTGTACCTGCTAATGCAGTATATGTCTTATTAGTATTTGCCCATTTTACCCCTGAGTTTAATCTTGACCAATAAGTAACATTTGGTGGTTGATTGTTAGATGCAGAAGTGTGATCAGCTGTAACTACGTAAGTGTACGCACCATTTCGTAAAACATCACCAACTAAATATGATTGCCCAGATGCCCAATCTCCAATAAACGAAAATCCGGTTGTAAATAAAGACCAATCACTTGCGTTAGCAGTAGGAGTTTTATTTGAATTATTAGTTTTACTAATATATGAATAACCACCGTACCCAACAATATCTCCAGGCTGATAAAGTGTTGCGTTATCCCATGAATCTTCATAAGTTAACCCTTCAACAAATCTTGCCCAGTTTGATTCTTCAAATAGTGTAGATGATGTATGGTATGTTGTACATATCCAAACATCGGCACCGTAGTTTACTAAGTCATTAACTGTATAACGAACAGAACTTCCACTCCATTGACCTAAATAATTAACACCTTTATGGAAATAATCCCATTTACCTTGATCATTTTCAAGACCTAACGTAGCGGTTGCTGCAGAAGTATGACCAGCATTACACACATATGTCTGTCCTCCATACTTTACAACATCATTTACTTTATATCTTGTTGATACTGTCCAATCAGTTAACCATGTAAAACCATCAGTAAATAAATCCCATTTACCTTGATCATTTTCAAGACCCAGCGCAGATGTTGCTGCAGAAGTATGACCAGCATTACACACATAATTTCTACCACTATATTTTACAACATCATTCTTTTTATATCTTGTTGATACTGTCCAAGTTGATTTCCAATCAAAGCTAGTTGCATATAATGTCCAATTGCTTTGATTTGCTTCAAGGCCTAATACAAGAGTTGCTGCAGAGTTGTGACTATTATTACAGATATATACAATTCCACCATATTTTACTAAATCATTTAAATTGTAATATGTGTTAACTGTCCAGTTTGATCTCCATGTAGTACCGTCAGATACTTGATTCCATTTTGTAGGAATACCGGTTAAATCAGTTGTAAACAAAACAGAGCTAGTATGCCCTGCTATACAAACGTATGCTTTACCACCGTTTCTAACAACATCATCTCGTAGATAAGATGTGGATGGAGTCCACTCATCTTTCCATATGAATCGTATTCTACCTAGTTTAAATTCAGCCATTCAATGCTCCAAAATTCTTTATTATATTTATTCATTTGATATTACTAATTTTCAATATTTAGTCAGTAGATCCAGGTGATTGCATAAAATATTGCAATGCTAACATAGTACCGGCAATCCCGCCTGTGAAATTAACATTGTTATTCATTACAATAGTATCGTTTGACGATGAAAAAATGCGTTGCGGGCCGATACCGACTGTACCAGCAGTTAAAATAGACGTCATTGCATTTGCACCACCGCTACTAATTAGTCTAGCCAAATAAGATTTAATAGCTTTTTGTGTAGGGACAATGTTATCACTATTTGCAGTAAAGTAAGAGTCGGTTGAAAATTGCGTAATTGTAACAGTGTTTTGTCCAATTTGCACGCCGCCTAATGTAATTTGATTTAATCCTGCTAGGTTAAATAAATCTGCCGAAATTGTAACAATACCAGTTGCTTGTTGTACTGCAAATTGCCCACCTACTTTAAAGTTACCGTCTTGATCAGTTGCAGTTACAAATACCCGTCCTTGATTATTTTCTTGAACTTGATATGCCTGTAATGCTAACGTAATATCAGTATTAGGAAAATTAGTCGATTCTTTATTACCGGTTCCAATTAACAAAAAGTCGTGACCAGTTAACCGAACTTGACTGTATTTTTGTCTAATTTCAACTGCAGTGGCATGAACCGGAGCAGTCATTCTAGTAAGTGCAGGTGCAATTTGAAAATAATAAGTACCTGTTGAAATTAGAGTAATGTTAACAATTTTAAATTGTGTTGAGTTTCCGGAAATTGCAATACTAGCTCCTGGACTAGGTGCTGCGTCCAACCCGCTAACATAAACATATTTAGAAATACTTGGAATATCTGCAAATCCGTTACCGCTAATTGTACAACTTGTAGTTGAAGTTTGATAATTATTTCCTCGATTTGTAAAAGAAGGATTCCCTAAGACACCGTCTGCAGTTCTACAATTTACAATTACTGTTGTTATGGCATCTGGTGCAGTAAGAGTTACTACTGCAGATCCTAATGTGTACGCAAACATATTAGCAGACGCAACCGTTTGAGTTAAACTTATAGTGTAGTTAACTGCATTAAATGTAACTGTTAGACTTGGCGAACCATTAATTTGTCCATTTTCAACTGTGTATTTTGTTCCAGTTATCAATGTAGAAGATTGACTAACAGTTGTATTGATTAACCATGTACTATTGATCCCTGCTCCTGCTATATTTGAAACAATAAACACTTCTGCAGGTATAGCGCCACCGGTTAACACCATGCCTGCAGAAATAACTCCAGAAGTCATTCCAGTTACAGTTAGCGTAGTTCCGGTTATTGATCCAGTAAATACTGCAGTGATTGTTCCTGTAATAGTTGTACCGGAACTTGCTGCTCCGTTATCGATTACCATGCCAAACGTAACAGTTCCTGAAACTATTGAAACAATAGTTAAAGATGTATTTGATATAAACCCAGTAAATACTGCATTATTTACTGTAGTAATAGACGTATTAGCAGATATATTACCTCGACCGCCGCCTAAAAACAAGCCTGCAGCAAGAGCACCTGATATTACATAAGTAACAGATAATGTTGTATTAGAGATAGAACCAACAAATTGCACTACAGTTGGAGTTAGTGAATATCCGCTGCCAGGTTCCCAAATATTAATGCTACCAATTTTTCCGGATGCAATTACTGCTCTACCAAACGATTGAGCACCTGCTAGTATTTGTCTACCTGCAGATGAACCGGCGGTTGCTACTGCAATGAATTGTCTTAATGATGATGGATTTCCAAATGCAACCGCTGACCATTGATTAGATGCTAAAATACTTCGAGTAATCCATACTATTCCGTCTTGTGTTGTAGCAATTGTATTTGTTCCGGTTGCAACTGCAACAAACACACCTTGCCCGTATGCAATAGATGTCCACGCTGCTGCAGTTAACACAGCAGATGCTACCCAAGTAATACCATCTAATGAATAAACAACTGATGTTCCTGAAGTTGCAATAGCAATAAATCTACCATTACCATATGTAATGCTTGCCCATGTTGCAGTTGTTGGTAATGTTACGCTAGTCCAAGTTGTTCCATTAGTTGAATATGCAGCTGCATTTGTACTACCACTAGCAAACGATACATACGTGCTAGCACCGTATGCAATTTTTCCAGATTGTATGCCAGTAGCAGCTACAGGAGCCCATGATACACCATTAGATGATACTAATAATTCAGTAGTACTATAACTCACAACTACAAATGTAGTACCAACTGCAATTACATTTGAATACGATGCGCCTGTTGAAAAAGTACCCGAGTCCCATGTAATACCGTCATTTGAGAATGCGTATGATGTAGTAGTTGCATTTACAGAGACAAATATTCCATTTGTATATGCTACCGTTGGGGATATTAAACTTGGGAAATTTGATCCTACAGACCATGTTGTACCGTCAGTTGAATATGCTGCATTTGAAAACGATGCAACGCTTACAAATTTGCCATTGCCATATACCACACCTGTCCAAGATGCAGCCGGTAAAGTAACTGCAGTTGATGAGTATAACGGTGTTGAAAATGTAACACGAGGTTCAATATTGTATACAGTAGTAGCATCAAGTTCTGATAAAATTACAGTACCCGGAATCATGTGATTCCACCCAATTAATCCCGTTTGTTCGTTATATACCGTTGCAACTTTTCCAATTTCGTCGTATGCCTGAATATACCCGTATTGTCCAACACCGGTTCCGCTAGTTAATATAATTCGCATGCCTACATAATTTACAGCAAGATTAGTGTCATTTGACGCAATTGTAATTGTAGTTGCATCACCGGTTTGTGCATGGTTGCTTGCTGTAGAATACCCGTCGCCACCTGCAGATATTTCTGTTCCATATATTTTATTTTCAAAGATTGCGCGATCTCTAAATTCATCAGCAACTGCAATTGCTCCAGTACCGGAACCTGCAAACGAATATGCCGCTGCTGTATAATTTTGCCCAGCTGTTAAATATTCTAATAATATAATTTTATTTTGAGATTCACCTGCAACTACTGACGCAACTTGTGCTTCTTGTGTTCTATTATTAATAGTTCCTAATTGAGGAGTTTCTGATAAATCGTACCCTTCCGCAACCGTACCGTAGTTACCATATGAACTATTACCATTAGTAGCACGGATTCTACCACCATTTTCTGCTAAATATCCAATATGTCCATAATATGAAAACACAGATACTAATTCAACTAATGCGTTAGATCCGGTACACCAAACGCCAATTCCGTCACTTAATACTTGTGTAAAATCGTTTGCTACAATAGATTTATTCCCACCACCGTGTAAATTTCCATCAATTTTTAAACCAACACAACCCACACCAAAGTTTGTAACATTTTGAATATACGGCGATCTTGTAGTAATCCAAGTTGATGAATCAGCCGGTCCTGCACCACCATCTAAACTAACATAAGCACCTGCAGATGGACGTTTTGTTAAATATTGATTAGCTGGTCCTAATGTTCCAGATAATCCTTTTAATGACATATTTCTTATACCAGTGCCATTTCGTACTCTAAACATATCAACTAATTCATTGCCAATAGCCGGATGTACAATGGTACTATGAAGTTCATCACCTACTAATGCAGTATCAGCAGGAACAATAATTGGTGTATTTTCATAATATGTACCAGTTTTAATAAAAATAGTTGCATCTAACCCGCCGGTAATTTTAGGTATATTTGAAGTTGTTTGTGTAGTTAGTGCGTTAATTAATATGTTTGATAATGTTGTTATTAAGTTGTTAATTCCTAGTTCAGGAGGATATGATGGATTAATAACTTGTAATGCAGGAACAGTTACTCCGTTTAACAATTGATAACTTTGCAAAGGTGCAGAGTTTGAAACTGCGTCTTGAATCAATGATATCATTTTTGTTAATGCTGCAATAATATACGGCATGTCATTTGCAACGTCTGTATTAAAGAATAAATTAGTACCTGGTTGAAAATATGCGTATGTATTAGTAACTAGTTGGCTATTACCGCCGCGAGATATATCATAAGATAATGCATTAAAGATAATACTTGCATCTCGAATTGTTTTAGATTGATCAATTACAGAACTAACAGTAAATGGACTAATATTATTAGCTTTTTGATATAACATCCATTGATACATCTCTGCAAGTACCCATGCTCTATTTGAAGTTAATAAAAAATTTGCATTTTGATTTTGTGTACCAGCTTTAACAAAATCACAAGCATATTTAATAGTCTTAAATGGTAGATCTAACGTTTTACCATAAGATGGATCATCAACTCCTGATGGTGATACGTAGTATATGTAACCAATTTCTCCAAAACCGCCAAAATATGGTAATATTTCTGATTTAAACAATTGACTTGTTTGGCCAATTCCTGTTCTTATATTTTCATCTAAGTTATAAGAAACTGTATCGCCTGCGTATGTTAATGGATTGCGTGGATCACCATCTATTACTCGTTCCCAATAAGTGTTATCAATTGACGGTTTGATTAAATTTAATGCAATATGCGCTAAAATGCAACGGTACAATGTAGATGCATAATCAACAATGTCACCGACTGCATAAGCTGTTGACACTACCCATACTTTATGCCATTCGTCCCCCGGTACAACTAATGTCCACACTGAATTAGTTGTGGGTTCTTGCGAGGAAGTGTTAGCATTTGCTACATATAATCTACCGTTACGACGAACAAGATCACCAGTTTTAAATGTAGTAACATTATCCCAATTACCAACAACTTTAAATCCAATTGTTAATAATCTCCAGTCAAGTAGATGACCGTATGGGATAACATTAAGATTGTGATTAAGACAAGTATAACTATATCCGCCGTATCTTACAATATCTCCCGGAACATATTGTGTAATATCAGTCCATTGATCAACATATTCGTTACCTGGGATATAAATTGCCCAGTTATTTGGATCAAATGTAGAAACTGAAGTATGGCCTGCTGTACAAATCCATACATTTGCACCATATTTTACAGTGTCGTTTAATTTATATCGAACTGCTAATGCAAAAATACCTTTATGATCAATACCAGCATGAATAACAGTCCATTTTTCTATATCAGCTTCAAGACCTAACGCATCTGTTGCAGCTGCAGCATGACCGGTAACACAAGAGTAAACAATACCGCCATATCTAACAGTACTATTAATTTCATATCGTGCTCCGGGTATCCAATTTGATTGCCAATTTTCTGAGGTTGATACAACATCCCATTTAGCAATATCTGGTGTAACACCGGTTGAAATAGTAGATGCTGACACATGCGTAGTATTACACCGATATAAATTTCCTGATATTTTTACAATATCATTAACTTTATAGTTAGTTAATGGTAGCCACGCATTCCCCCATTTTTCAGCAATTGCGTATATTACCCATTTGCTTAATGTGTATTCTAATCCTAATGGATCACTAGTATGTGATTCGTTACATACATAGATTAAACTTCCGTATCTAACAATGTCACCTAAATTATACAACGTGCTTCCAGTCCAGTTATTTCTAAATTCATAACCGTCAAACCATAGTACCCATTTTGGTTTAGGAATATCTGGTTCTGATGCAGTATCTACGTAGTTAAGGTCTGTATAAAAATTAGAACTTGAAGTGTGGCCAACTAAACAGACATATGATTTGCCGCCGTATCGGACAATATCGTCCTTTCTAAATAAAGTAGCAGCTATCCAATCTCCTACCCATGAAAATCTAATTCTTTCTAATTTAAACTCAGCCATTTTTTACCTCATAATTATGTAAATTCATTTGTTATATACCGGTTGGATACTGATATGCCGAATACATTCTTACTACTAAATTTCCAGTGTCATCAATAAAGTAAAACAAGTTGCAATCATCCCATCTGTATTGTTCATATTGTAAATTATCAAACACTAATTCGTGATGTACATCTCGTCCTTCAAAAAAATCCACACCTTGTGCAAATTCGTTGTAGTTTTCGTCCATAGCACCTGAATAATTGATTGCTACAATTTCGTTATCTGTTAATTGATTTACACGGGTAAAATATAATTCCCCGTCGTCTGTTCTGCGTAATGCATAGAAATATCTAGAATTAGTTCCTAATAATTCTCTTTGGTCGATGTCTCCGCCAACATAATATGCCATAGTTTATTCCCTTATGTAAGTTCAACATAGCTCATTACGAGATCTATGCTTAATTCTGTATTTGTTTGTACGTACACGCTCATACCTTGACTTAACACTAATTTCTCACCTCCATTTACAACTCGTAAACTTTGATGAGGTGGTATAATTACATTTTTTATGTAGTATGCAGTATCTAAAGTAGTAGTATCAAGAATACGAACAGATGCAAGAACCATAGCATCAGTAATATTTGTTAAACTTAATCCAATTACCGTAACCCTTGTGGTAGAATCGGTTGTAAGTATTAGTGCTTCTGTAGCACCAATATTAGCAAGAAGTTTATTTTTTAAGAGTGTTGCCATTATATTATCCGATTGTGAGTTGGTTGATACAATCTGCAAATTTGACCGATACCCAACTATATTGTAGTATTTATACAATTAGTCAGGTATGGTTATAAGATTAAAGGTAAGTTATATCAGTTGTTTTCTTTTGGTGTAACCATTTTCTATAAAAGCCGGGAGATTTTGTTCGGTAAGTAAAGTTAGCTAACCCGGCCTCTTTCTGATTTATTAATCCAACTTCGGCTGTAATGTCTTCTCGTTTGTACGGAATAACATGCAACATTGGAGTACCTGCATATATTTTAACACGCATTTCTCTTAATGGTGAAAACATAACATTAATTGTATGGTAATGATCATAATCGTTTATTCCCGGATATAAAAATAAATCTCTTAAAAATGGAGAATGATATAACGCAGGCATAACAAATGCAGAATATCCCGGTTTAGTAAATACTTTCCACGGGCACGGTAATTTTAGGGCATGTGGTTTAATATTCTCATCAATATTAGCAGCGCCTGCAAGAACGCTATATCCCATTCTTTCAAAAGGAGCACAACTTATTTGATCAGTTATGCCAATTTTAATATTTGCAGTTTTATCATTTACTACAATTTCAAAATCTTCCCATGCAGGAATAATATATCCTGTTCTATAATAGTCGTGCATACCCGGACATGACGAAAATTTAGGGGTATTATTTTTTTCGGAGTCTTTTAATTGTTTGATCATCCAGTCTGGTTTTACATCCATTGCACGTTTCACTGGTTGTCCAATTTCATATCCCGGAATACAACACTTAAACCTAATTATTGGTTGTGGACTAAACATTTCAGATACTGATGATTTAATTTTTGAAAATACCGACATTATTTTTTTACTCGAAGATTATTTACATAATAACTATTTTGATTGTCTTGTTTTAATCTAGTAATTTCTCGTTTTTTAAATTCTGTATCTGTAAATGGACGAACGTCACATTCATTAATACTTGTACTACGTTTAAAAGGAATGCATTGTATAATAGGTGTACCGGCAGGTAATATATCGTCATAATTAGCTGCTAACCAGCATGTTGGAAAATTTATTTCTCTGTCGTAATTGTCAGTATCAACAACTGCACCTAATGTATGAAATCTAGTTTCTAAATGATTAATTGGTGCTACAAACAAACACGAATAGCCAGGAGGAGTTTTTATAACAAAATGATTTATAAATTTAACTAAATGCCTACCTGGAAACGGGAACTGCGGTCCTACTTGTTCTTCGCTGTGTTCATCTGTAAGTTTAACATAATGGTTTTCAGTAATATCAATTCTAGTTGCATCATCGTTTGTTCGTATATGTACATCACCTGCTAGCGGAATAATATAGCCGTGAGTCATTGCATCAATCATTGGTAAACATTTCTTTGCAGTCATTGCAAATCCACCTTTTGCATCTCTATTTTTCTTGCTGTGGGATGGAATTACTTTATACCAATCAGGTATAAATTTATTTGCAGGTGCAGGGGGTATTAGAATATCGTAATATTCTTCGGTAGTTAAAAACTCTATAAGAGGATCTTTAAAAAATGATAATAATGACATAAATCCTTTGATTATTTAAATTTTGGCCCAAGCACCCAGCATACTAAACTTCTGCGTTTACCTGAAGTAACTTCTGCAACTTGATGAGGAACAAATGCAGGAAATGCTAATACATCTCCTTTCTTAATTTCTATTGTATTTACATGTTCGGGATTGCCGTCTGGGATAATCTGGAATTCACCTCCTGCAAATTCAGTAGTAGGGTCAGATAACACTAAAATAATACCAAGTTTTCTATGTCTAGGTCCAAACGTATCTTCTGCCATGCCGTCAATGTGCCACGAATAAAACCCTCCGGTAGTATAAGTAGTATATTGAAACTCGTCGATTGATGTTAAATCAAATTGATACTTATCGGTATTCATTCTTGCAACTACTTCAACCATTTTATTAAACAACCAAGCAGTATCTTCCGCCGGCTGTATCCACGATATATTGCTGTTTCGAACAGCTATATCGTCTATGCCGTCGCCTGAGCCTGTCTTGCCTTGATGAAATTCTTGAGCATCACCTAGTTCGATGATTGCATCAAGTTCTTCTTCTGAAAATGCGCCTGACCAGCAAACGCATGGTTCTAACGCAGAATGGATATCTGGTATTGTAAACATATTAGGTTCTCATAGTGTAAATGTAATTGTAACATACCCACCGGAGGGTACAGTTACTGGTGTTGTAGTTCCGTATTTTGGTATAGATGATGCTAATGTAGCAGGTACTACTGTACTTGGCCCACCGTATCCGCCAGGTAATGTTATTCCAAGTACGCTAGACGAACCGCCGGTATTTGTAATATTTGCATTAGTATTTGCATACGGATAATTTGTTGCATTAGTATTTGCATACGGATAATTTGTTGCATTAGTATTTGCATACGGATAATTTGTTGCATTAGTATTTGCATACGGATAATTTGTATTATTAGTATACCAGTATGGATAGTTTGTATTATAATACCAAAGCACTGGAGTTATTGCGTTATTACCATTATGCGGAAAACTTGGATTATTATTACCAGACACATTTCCAAGTTGAGTAAACGCATTACTGTCGTATACAGTTAAATATTGAACATTATACCAAATTCTAAATGCTGAATACGCATTTGGGGTATTATAGCTTGCAACAGTTTGTGTATTATAAGTTCCTGGAATTGCATTTTGTGTATTATAAGTTCCTGGTATAGATTGTATAGGTATAACTCCGTCAACCGCAGTAAGAGAGTAATAATTTGTATTTGCATAGTTAGCCGGTAGCGCACTTGCCTTAGGTACCGGTCCTTGATTTTCAGTATATGCGCCGCTGTAAATATATGATGGTGAAGGTAATGGTGTTGTGTACAATGCATAATACAATGTATAATAATAATTTACACCTACTGTCCTATACAGCGTTGTATTGAAATATGTGTTTGGTGCACCTTTTGCATAATTTACATTCCATCCTTGGGCAACGTACGACATATATCCAATAGTACCGGGAGTTGCAGCATTATAGGTTGTTGCATTTAGATTAGATGCATTATAGGTTGTTGCATTTAGATTAGATGCATTATAATTTGCATTATTACCTGGGCTAAATGCAATTGCACTATAGTACTGATACGTAGTTGTACGATACCATGTATTATATCCTGCACTATACGCCGATCCTGCATTAACTGGACCTTGACCGTATGTTGAGTAATTGTTTGATGAAAAACTAGTTTCATTAACATAACTACCGTAAATAGTCCCACCAGAGTTATTAGTATAATTAGCGGTAGAGTTACTTGTTGCAGCAACTGCAGTCGGCGCATAGTAATTTGCAGTCCCAGTAACTGTGCTATAAATTGCATTGCCTCCAGTATTATAATATTCTGCATTCCCAGTAGCAGTATAATAAACATCAAATCCATTAACAGTATTATAATTTGCATTCCCAGTAACTGTTGTGTAATTTGCAGTACCAGTAACTGTTGTATAATTTGCAGTCCCAGCAACTACATTATAATTTGCAGTGCCGGCTATATACGAACCGGCGGCTCCTTTTCCACTTACGTATTGGCGAGACTTTCCGTATCTTGGATTATAATTACCGGTTGCATTAAATGTAACAGGTGTAATATCGGAAATGTTTGTAGTTTCTGTAAATACTTTTTTAATTAATCTTGAAAACATTACTAATCCTTATGCATTTCTAACGTCAGCCATTGATAGACTGCCAACTAAACTTGCACCTGCATCATATGTAAAGAACGACCATATGTCAATAGCACCTGCAGTAACAGTACTTGGAGGTATAATATTCCCAGTCCATTTTGGATTAAGAGCTGATCCAAATTTCCAAACAATTGATGTTGTTGCGGATAATGCAGAAACATGCGACAACACTACATTATATGAAAATACAGTATTTGATATTGCTTTACTGCTTAAATTAGTAAATGTAATAGTAGCTCCTGTAATGCCTGTTGGTAACGGAATTAAAATAGTAGTTGAGTTCACTGTTGCAAAGTCTATAGTTAATGTAATTGCACCACTACCTGTAATAGAAGGAGTGTATGTTGGTTCAAGTAACGTCGATTTCCAAGTTCCATCACCTGCTAAGTATGTAGTTGAATCTTTAGTGCCGGTGGCAGAAATTGACGCAACTGGAATAGTATTAGTTGATATACCGGCGCCGCTACCATTAAATGATCCAGAAATATTTACATTTCCAGCATCGGATATTGCAAAAATTACTGCGTTATATGCATTGTTAATTACTTCAAGTCCGCCTGCTATATTAGTGCGAATATATTTGTTAGTATTAGTAGCACCGGCATTAGTATTAGTTAGAGTAAAGAACCCAGCATATCCAGCGCCGCCGTATGCATTTGACGATGCAATGTTTACTTGAGAACTACCTGTACCTCCTGCAATATTAATAGATTGTCCCGAAGCACATAACGATAATATGCCAGTACTTAAATTCCACGACAGTGGTCTATATGTATTCCAAGATGCAGCTTTAGCTAATGCCTGTGTAGTTTGAACATTTGAACTTAATAAGTAAACGTTTCCGCCATCATTTCTAAACCCAGCATTATACCAAGATGTGCTTGAACCGTATACTGCATCGTATTGTCCAATTGCTCCTGTTCCAACAGCTTGTGCGTAATCTAATGTTAACGTTCCAGTTACTGTTGGTGATGACGATAATCCAGTAGCAGTACCAGTAATATTAATACCCCAATTTCCGCTTGCACCAGTACCAGTTAATGTTGGAGAATACGTATTATAGTTTGCACTTGTTAATATCTTATCCCATGTTGACCAACCATTAGTTCCTACTGCTGAATCACGTAATGATCTTATATAGTTGTCAGCAGTTGCACCAGTTGTCCCAGACCACCCTAATAATAATTGAGATGCGCCTGTGCCGTACATTGTCATTACGTTACCGTAACTTGTAGGATATCCATTATTATAAACTTGCGCGTGACTTAATCCTGGAGCTAATCCTGTTCCAGTTGTATTATTTGCCACTGCACCTTGACTTGCAAGTGCTCCGTCAATACTTGTTATGCCTGTTAACGTTAATGCACCTGACGCTCTATTAATATTAATTGCAGTAGTACCAATATACATTGTTTGATTAGTTAGTGCATATGAATTTGTATCAGCACTTAACGCACCACTTGCGCCTAATTTTACAAAACCAGAAGTGCCAACATTTGGTAAATTTACTGATCCATTTAACGTAGTAGCAGTACCAGCTACACCAATAGCTAACGTAGTAGCTGCTCCTGCAAAGTTTATAGTAGTTGCAGTAGTATTAATTAAGTTAAATGATGCAGACGATGATACTAATGATGTTGCTGCAGTTAACCCAATATTACTTACCCATGTATTTGATGCAGATGCCCATTGGAATGTTTTATCAGCAGCTGCTTTTAATGTAATACCGCCGCCGTCTGCAGTTACATCAGTTGGTGTAGTAACTGATCCTAATTCAAGGTTCTTGTCGTCAACGGTTACTGTAGTTGAATTTACAGTAGTAATTGTTCCGTTTACAGTTAATGCACCTGATACCGTTAGATCATTGTTAATTGTAGTAGTGCCAGTCGTTGCTCCTATACTTAATACAGTAGCCGCTTTAGCAAAATTTACAGTCGTTGCATTAGCGTTAATTAAATCAAAACTAGTTGAAGTAGTAGTTAACGAAGTAATGATGTTTGGGCTAGTACCAAATACTAATAATCCAGATCCGGTTTCATCTGATATAACAGTTGCTAATTGAGCAGATGTAGTAGATGCTGATGTAAATTGACTCAGCCCGCTAGATGCATAAACTACTGTGCCACCTGTGCCAAATGCTACAGATGATGCATCCGTTCCATTAAAAGTTAATGTATTGTTAACTGTAAGAGTTTTTGTATCACCTATTACAATAGATGCATTATTAGTAGTACCAATTGTGCTAATTGCTACTTTATTGATAGATGTTGCAGTTGCTACGCCTAATATTGGAGTTACTAATGTTGGACTTGTATCAACTACAAATTTAGAACCAGTACCAGTTTGGCTTGCAATAACTGTGGCATTACCAGTTGACGTAATAACACCAGTTAAATTTGCATTAGTTGTAACAGTGGCTGCATTTCCGTCAATACTAACACCGGTTAATGTTTGTGCTAACGACGCCCTATTAATTGCAATTGACGTTGTACCAATATAATGTATTTGATTATTAAGTGCAACTGTTCCAGTAGTGGCTGGTAATGTAATAGTAGTAGAGTCAGTACCGGCTAATGTTATTGTATTGTTAACTGCAAATGTTTTGGTATTTGCAATACTTAAAGTACCAGTTGACGATGAAATTGTTAACCCGTTAATTGAAGTAGCAGTTGCAACTCCTAGCGCAGGTGTAACTAATGTTGGACTTGTGTCCATAACAAATTTAGAACCAGTGCCAGTTTGGCTTGCAATAGCAGTAGCATTACCTGTCGATGTAATTGGTCCGGTTAAATTTGCGTTAGTTGCAACGGTTGCTGCAGTTAAATTAGCAACTGTAGTAGTTGACGTTACAGAAAACGGTGCAGTACCAGTTGCAATAGTTGAAATTAATTGTGTTCCGGATATTGTTGATGCAACAATAAGTTTTTTTGCAATACCTACACCACCTGCAACAATTAGTGCTGCATTTGATGTAGATGTTGCTTCAGTTTGTGATGTAAATGTTGCAATTTCGTTAACGGTTGCTCCGTGTTTAACGACAAAATCTGCTATAGCCATTAGATCTCCTTTTCCTGCTAATATGCAGTATTTAGTTTAAAAATTAGAGTTAATAATACCCGCTAATGTATGCACTGTACACTTGCCAAGCTGTTCCAGTTGAATTACTTGCAAATACATATGATGTATTTGCAGCCGGACTCCAAGCTGTTATTAATGCAGAACTTGAATATATTCCCGCAATATTAGTACTACTAATAATGTTACTAGATCCTATAATCCATTCAATTACCGAGTTTCCACTTTGAACACTTGGATTAAATATTGTACATTCGTAAATTACTGTTGATGCGCCGACTGTTCCTGAAGTAGATGCACTGCCTTCATATCTAATTCTTACATAAGAACTTGTTGAATAAGTGGCAACCCGTTGCCAACTTCTGTCACCTGAATTCATCATGATTTTATCAATTGCTGGATTTGAAGCTGATAACCCAGAGTAGTTACTCGAACCACTTCCAAAAGTTATATAAGCGTTTGATCCTACATACACGGTAGTATATGCAGTTCCGTTAAAGTAAAAAGTAAACGGTAGGGTAAGACCAAAGTTAGCATCGTCTTGGCTACTATTTATTTGTGATGTCCATCCACTTGGAGGCCATGAACCGGCGCTTGATGCACCATACAATGGCGATCGATTTGAACTAACTAAGTTTAATGGAGTAGGTATAACTACACTAAACGGAGTTCCGTATCTTGTGCCAGTAGTTCCCCAGGTAATATAAGAATTACCAACAACCGCTGCACCAGCTGCACCGCCGGCACCACTGCCAGTATTTATACCACCGGAAGCTCCAGCAGAACCACCACCTGCACCGCCGTAACCGGAACCTGATCCTGCATTACCGTTAGCACCACCTGCACCGCCTGTTGTTGCACTTTGTGTTGACCCGGCACCGCCACCTCCACCAAGTGAGCTACCTCCACTTGCGCCCGAATATCCACCGCTACCACCTGCACCTGCAAGACTTGTACTACCAGCTGTGCCATTGCCCATCGGGCCGGTACCAGCTGCACCACCCCCGGCGCCACCACCTCCACCGCCTGATCTTGTGTCGGCTGTTGATCCGCCGTTGCCGCCTCCCCAGCCACCGCCACCACATCCCCAATAACTGCTGCCACCGCCACCGCCACCGCCAATAATTCCATTATTGTTAAATGTAATTGCCGCGTTTACTGCTATTGCAGTGCCGCCTGCGCCGCCTGCGCCTCCCCATACACCGCCATCTCCTCCTCGTCCTGCAATATAAATTCCGGAGCTATTAGTAAAAGTAATAGAAGATCCAGATGGTAGTGTTGACAAATCAGCTGCAAATGTTAATGCTGCAACTGAAGTAGTTGAAGATCGAATATCTGCAGTATTAGTAATAGTTGTAGAAAGTATTGAATTTCCATCCCATCCGTTTGTCATTAACCATGCTTTGTTAATAGTTACATTAGTACCACCTGCTAACGTCATAGTAAGCGGCGCAGAAGCTCCTATACGTAACACCCCTAATCGTCCAGGTGCAGTAAAGTTTGATGTATATCGAGCAATACCTTTAGTAATACGAAGGTCGTCGATAAACCCTTGTAAGAATTCTCTACCTCCACTACCAACACTGTCTGATGTTGCTAATGCAGGACGATCCGAATTGGCGCCGACTGATCCGGTGTACGAAACACTACCAACACTTGCACCGTTTTTATATGCAGTAATTATGTTATCATTTCGTACTAGAGCAACATGCGTCCACACGTTATTAGTTATAGGACTACTGAATGTTATTTGAGAGCTTCCAATTAACACATTTTGATGATGAATACGAACACCAGTACCTACTGAATTCCAATCGTTGTCACCATGATTTGTAAAGAATGTTGGGTTATAAGTTGACGCAGGACCTGCTTGCGGATATACCCAAAATTCAATAGTAAAATTGCTTATGTCGTAATTAAATGCAGAATTTGCAGTTGTTACATACAGATAATCGCCGGTACCGTCAAAGTACATCGATGATGTGCCAGTTTTATAAGTAGTAGTGCTGTTAATAGCGTTACCGGCAGCAGTAATTGCTTTAGGTGTAGGACTTAGATCGGTAAACGTGTTTACCCCATTAGCACCATCGCCTACTAAAAGTAAACTTACATTGTTATAGTATATGTCCGGATAAGTTAACAATTTTGATGTAGGAGGTGTAAAGTTTGAAAGATACAATGCTTGTTTAGTAATTCGAATATCGTCTAAATACGCGTTTAAATATCCGCCCCATGTTTGAGCGTGTCCAATATAAAACGTTCCAGTTGAATCTGAAACAGCAGCAAAGGATGTACCTGTTGCATCTAAAACTCCATTTTTATACCATTTTAATGTTGTACCAGATCTTACTAATGCCCAATGTTCCCATGTATTTTGTGTTGGTGTACTTCCCGTTGGAAAATTGTTTTCTAATGCAAGTCTTGCATTTATTTTAGATGGATAACCTCCATCAATATAAAGTACCCACCCGTTAGTAGAATCATTTGCCTTTTGTCCAAGTATTCCTGCACTATACGCTTGACTTGTCCATGCAATTGGAGTGTACATCCAAAATTCAATAGTTAAATCACCTGAATCAAAGTTAAATAAAGCGTTATTTGGTGCGCTCACCCTGCTACTTGATCCGTTAACATACAACGACGAAGTACCGAACTTATAGGTAGCTGTGCTTAGTTGCGGTGCACCGCCTCCGTTAGATAAAGTTACGTTGTTTAATGAATGATCTAAAAAGATTGCTGAACCATTTGCACCGTCACAGTTCATTAATAAGCTTAATTTTGTTACATCATAAGTAGATGCTACTGTTATAAGTGATGAATTATATGCAATTCCAGATGTTTGCACGTTACCTGCTAAGTCAGTTTGTCGTACTTGAACTGAACCTATTGCGTATGAACCCGTAGCTAAAGAAAATGTAGTACCGGTACCAGTCGTCCATGAACTACCAGAATTAGTACTGAATTGCCAAGTTGCTCCAGACTCTAATCCACTTACTGTAACTAATCCATTTGCATCTACACTTATCGATCCTCCAGTTGGGGCGGTAGTGTCTACTTTATACGATGGATTTGCTGCTACTGCAAGACTAGTTAGATCAGCACTATTACCTGCTATATCAATTATTGTTCCGCCATTTAATGATACTGCATTTGCATCAAAACTAATACCATCAGAGTCGTTATATCCTGCAGGTAATGATCCATATGAAAAATAAACGTTTAATCCAGATATACTTACATAATTTAGATATAAAATACTTCCACCGATATTTGCTGCCAATCTCGGAGTTCCTGTTATAGTAACTGCTTTGTTAAACGACACTACAGCAATTAATGAATCAGTTTCATTCATATAATTATTTTGTATACCAGATGAAGATGATATGCCAATGGCAGTAATTACAGGGGCAGTACTACTGGTACTAAAATCTAAAAATTCAAATGATTGAGGAACAAAGTTTGCAGTGTATCTTGCAACACCTTTAGTAATACGAAATTCATCCATATATCCAGTAAATCGATACCCTCCGTTAATGTACGATCCGACTTCAAGATTAGAACCGCCATCATATATTGAACCAGAATATGTAAAACTTCCAGTACTTGATCCATTAACATATTGAGTAAACGTGCTGCCTGATCGAACAAATGCAACATGATACCATGTGTTTGGCGATACTGTATAAGTTGATGTACCTAAAGATGTACCTTGATATGTTCCGTTGGTACTGGTTGCAATACTCGAGCTTAAGCCACTACCGGTGCCGTCAAGCCCAATTGCCCAACAGCTTCTTGATCCGTAGCTCGAATCTAAATAGTTTCCGCAAAATCCTTTCCATGCACCTTGCGTGCCATTAAGATATACCCAAAATTCAATTGTAAAATTGTTATTTAAACCAACTAATGTAGTTGCAGTACTTGGATTAGTTAAATTAGAAGTTCCTGGAAAATACATTGATCCAGTTCCAAATTTTAAGGTAGATGTATTAATACTGTTTAACGACGATATATTAGTCATTGTTAACTGATTATTACTTGTATCAGTAGCAACAGTAGACCCGCTTGTTCCATTAAAATGTAACATAATAGTAACATTATCCCAATACGGATCACCTATAGACGAACCCTTTTTATTAGTTAACCCATATGCACGTCCTGCTGCAGTTCCAAAAGATATTAATGATGGCATGTTGTGTTTCCTATGCAAATTTAGTTATTGATGCTAACACAGTAAATGTTGAAGCTGCAGTTTTAATTACAGTGTACGAATATACATCAAGAGCGTTAGTATTACCGGAAGTTGGCGCTGATCCACCTTGCCATTTTGGAGTTACTGCTGTTCCGTCTATTTGAACTGCGGTATTATAATATGCAGTAGCTCCTTGAGTTACTAAAAATGCAACAGTGATTGATTGCCCAATCCCTAACGCGGTGTTTAGTGTAGTACCTGCTGAATGTGTTATGTTTATAGCCCAGTTTGATGATGCTGCAGTTGTATAATATAGAACTGCCTGTGACGACGTGTAGTAAGTAACTGAAGTTGCTGCAGCAGTTGCAATTACAGTTGTTACCTCTGCCATATTTGTAAGAATAGCAGCCAACGTTGACGAAGAACCTGCTAATGTTAATGCACCAAATATTTTAGCCGAAGTTGTAGTACTGTTACCAATTACAGTAGAATTACTTCCTAAACCAATAGCAGATGATCCAATTACAATTTCATTTGTGTTAGCTGTTCCAGATCCTATGGCATAATAACCAACATATACATTGTTTGATCCGGTAGCATTTGCATTTGAACTACCTGCATACCCTGCTGCATGCCCAATTGCAGTATTGCTACTACCGGTTGTATTTAATGCTAACGATTGTGTCCCAATTGCAATATTAGTGCCGCTAGTAGTTGTGCTAAGTAATGTTTGATAGCCAATTGCAATATTGCTGCTTCCAGTAGCTGATAATGTTGCTGCGGTTACAGTAAATCCGGTACCGGCGCCCATACTTGCATACGTCATAACAGTAGTTGCGTCAGTAAATCCAGTTCCATACGTTACTAACGTTACGCTTGTAACTACTCCGCTAGCATTGGTAACAATAGTAGCAGTTGGATACGATCCTGCAACTGTACCTGATGAATACACTAATTGTGCTGCAGTAAATGTAGAATTAGCAGTATATCCAGATCCGGCAGTAAATGTAATAGTAGCAACTGATGTAGTTAGATTTATTAATGATTCTGAACCAAGCGCAACATTATAGTTACCTATTGAATTTTTTATTAATGCCGATGAACCAATTGCGGTATTTGAACTGCCAGTTGAATTAACATTTAATACGCCATACCCTATTGCAGTATTTTTTGTACCAGAAGTAGTATACGATAACGGAGCATATCCTACACTAGTGTTTCTAACACCGGCTGCAGTAACGTTAGCTAATGTGCCAAATCCGACTCTTATATTTGTTGAATACGATCCAGAGCCAACCACACACGAGTTAAATGTTGCATCAAATATTGACGAAATTGCATTATTAATTGTAGTAGTACCAGTTGCTGCACCAATACTCAAGGTAGTAGCTGCTTTGGCAAAATTTACAGTAGTTGCAGTAGTATTAATTAAATCAAAAGACGTCGACGGAGTAGTTAACGATGTAGTAACAGCTGGACTGGTTGCAGGTAAATAATCTGTGTTAACAGTAGCGGCTGAAATTGCAGTTCCATTACCTTTTAATAATCCTGTTATAGAAGTAGAAATTGTAATTGCTGATGAAGAAGTTCCAGAAATAGAACCTGCAAACCCGTTAGCTGATGTAACTGACAATGATGATACTACTGCAATGTCTCCTGATCCTAAAAGTGAACTACTGTTTATAGTTTTAAGTGTTGGTCCAGGAGTACTAATTACACCTGACCCATTTATTGTAATACTAGAACCGTCTACTTTTACCCCACCTAATGTAGTTGTAGTAGCTGCTAGTAATGAATATGCACTCGGAGTTCCAGTTATTTTTGAATAAGCTAAACTTGTAAGCCATGCTGGATCTGCATAACTTCCAGTTGTGTAAACTCCACTGGTAACTGTAGCAGCATTACCGTCAATACTAACACCGGTTAGGGTTTGTGCTAATGATGCTCTCGATAGCGTAATAGCAGTTGTTCCAATATACTGTGTTGAATTAGCTAACACTGCACTTGGAATAGTTCCACTTAAATTTCCTGCAGTTAAACTTGTAAGATTTGAACCTGATACTATGCCGAATGATCCTGACCAAGTACCCGAAGTAATAGTACCAACTGATGCTAATGATGAGAGTGTTGTTACAGATGTATTAACTAATATTCCAGAAGTGGGTAATGTTACTGCAGTATTAGCAGTTGATGTAATTGTAGTAGTAAATGCACCTGATGTTGCAAACGTTGCGCCGTCTGCAATAGTCAATGTTGCACTTGTAGTTGGGGCAGTTATTGCTACCTTATTAACACCAGTAGTTGTTAGTTTTCCAATCCTTAAATTATCGTATGTAGCTCCTGTTAAGTCTACAGTAGTAGTCGGTTCTGCAGTAATATTACTAAAGAGTTTCCATTCTTTATCTGCAGCACTTCTTATAAATCCTACGTGAGCATCGTTAACAACACCGTTGTTGTAACGTCCTATCCACCCTAAATCTAATAAATCACCTATGTTGTTTGCACCAAAATAAACTAATGCATCGTTAACTTCAATGTTAGTTGAACTAAGTTTACTTGCAGTACCATTAAAATAAATGTCACCAGTTACTTGTAGGTTATTGTTAACTGTAGTAGTTCCAGTAGCTGCTCCAATACTTAATGCAGTTGCTGCTTTGGCAAAATTTACAGTAGTTGCAGTAGTATTGATTAAATCAAAACTAGTAGATCCGGTTGTAATTGATGTAGTAAATGCAGGACTTGTACTAAAAACTAAAACACCAGTTCCGGTTTCATCTGAAATTACAGTTGCTAATTCAGCTGATGTAGTTGCTAAAAATGCTGATAATTTATCTTTATCAGTATATGCAACTTGGCCACCTGCTCTAAATGCTAACGTTGAACTGTCAGTACCTGAAAATGCTACCGAATTTGTAACAGTTAAAGTTTTACTATCAGTACCTGCAATCGTAATAGAATTACTTGCAGTTAACGTTTTGTTATTAGCAATAGTTAGTACAGAATTAGTAGCCGGAGCAGTAATTGTTACTTTATTAACCGTAGTTGCAGTTGCAACTCCTATATCTGGAGTAATTAACGTTGGTGAATTATCAACAACAAATTTAGTACCAGTACCAGTTTGACTTGTGATAGAAGTTACATTTCCAGTTCCTGTAATTGGACCTGTCATATTTGCATTTGTTACTACCCAATCTGATTTTAAGTTAGTAACAGGCGTGGTAGAAGTTACAACAAATGGTGCAGTTCCTTGTGCAATAGTTGATGTTAATTGAGTTGTTGAAACGGTTGATGTAAAAGTACCGGTAGTGGTATTAATACCACTACCTACATATAATTTTTTACCAATACCCATACCACCTACAACAATTGCCGCACCAGTTATAGATGATGTTGAATCAGTTTCTGAATTAACTTGCAAAATGTCGTTAGCGGTAAATCCGCTTTTTATGGTAAAATCAGCTTGAGCCATTTATTTTCCTTATATAATATTTAAACTACTTACTACACGAACTGAAATAGTATCACCAGTAAGTGCTTGTGCTAAAATTCGAACGTTATCTAATCCATCAATATCACAAGTAAATGTTGCTAACATGTTTGCACCAGTTTTAATATCACCGTATTCTGCCATATATGCAGTAGTACCGTCATGGATGATTAAAACTTCACCAATTTGATATGTATTTGCATTTGGTCCCGACGTACAAGTTACTTGGAATATTAATTTAGCACTTCTATAAACTGTCTTTGAAAATGATTTTACTGGCACAGCTGCTGCATTAGTAATTCCAGTAGTATTAACACCGTGTACTTCAATGTTTTGATTTATAACTACTGAATTTGTAAATGTTGCAATACCATTATTATCAATAGTTAACTTAGTAGTCGGAGTTTGGGGTGATGTGCCTGATGCTGCACCGTTACCTGTTTTTACTACAAAACTACCTGATGCTGCATTACCTGTTCCTGTTCCAGGGATAATATTAAAATCAACACCTGCAACATTTGTACCTACTGATTTTTCACCAATTAATGTAGCTGCAACCGGAGTTGCACTTGCTTCACTGCTACCAATTGTAATATTTTTATTTTTTAATACTAATGAATTAGCTTTAGTAATATTACCTACGCGAGGAGCAGATGATGCAGTAATTGCAGTAGTTATTGAAATACTAAATGATGTTGAAAATGAAGATGCGCTAGTAACTGGCCATGTACCGTCTAAATTTGTTATACCAGATGACGCAATAGTTATTTGGTTACCAGTAGCAATACCTAAACTAGCATTAGTGTGAACAAACACAATTGACGTAGCTGACATAATTACATCAGTGATTGCTGCACTTAAATAAATATTTAACGCATCAATACCAATAACTGTTGTATTTGTAGGTATATGCGAATTACCTAATACAATTTGGCCAATAATAACTCCAGCAGTACTACCAAAAATTAATTTAGTATCACCGTTTGCAGCAGTCGTTGCTAATGATAATGATTGTGACCCAGTAAATATTGAACCAGTACTTGCAACAACGGTAGTTAACGAGCCAGCATTTGAATAGGTAAATGTAGTTGTGTTAGTAACTGATACTACAGCGTTTCTTACGTTGTACGACGGGTCAGACAAACACACAACCGTAATTAGATCACCTGCAGTTAAACCGTGCGGTATAGTAGTAACAATAGTTGATACTCCACTATTATTTCTAGCTGCGGTGCTAATAGGTGCAACAATACCATATACTGCTGAAACAGTAGTGCTTGATGCACCGTTTGTAGTATAGCTCTTAACATTAATTAATGTTATACCTGTAGAATTTGCACCTAAATACACACTAGTTGCTGCTCCACCAACATTTAATGTTAATGCATTCGTATTAAATACGTTTGCAGAACCTGCATTAGTAGTTGAAATCTCGCCAGCACCTGTTTTAATAACAGTTGCTAATGATAATGACGGCGCCCAATACGGTAATGTACCGTTGCTTGATAAAATAGTATTAGCTGGCCCAATTGGAAGTTGATTTAAGCTTGTTGTCGTACTTGCATAAATCATATCGCCTGCAGTATACACACTAATTCCAGTACCGCCTTTATTGAGTGGTATTGATGCAGATAAGTTTACAGGATCTAAGTAATACGACGAGTCGTTACCATCTAATGTACCAGCATCAATTGTTCCTGCAGTAATATAAACTAGACCAGCAGTGGCGCCTGTACCAACTGTAAATTGATTAATATTAAAACTAGCAACACCTAATGTTGAATAAGATCCATTATCAGTTGGGAATGTTGTTTTTGCAACATCAAATGTTAATGCACCGTACATAGCACCTATTCCAGATCCGGTAATAGTTAACGCGCTGTTTGAAGACTGGATGCTTGTAACTGCAGTTGACCAAGTAGAGTCGCCTCGTAAATAAGTTGTTGAACTTGCAGTACCGGATGTTGCTAATCTGCTAGTTGTAACTACGCCCGACACAATATTACTTGCATCAATACTTGACGATGCTAAAAGTCCCCAGTTTGATATTTGTTTACTACTAGTATTTGAATACCCAATAATTTGAACTTGATAATGAATCATAGATAATGTACTAGATCCAATACTTGTAATGTTGTTTGGGGCAACCACTACGCCATTTACACTATCTAATGCATCACTTCGTAAATTGTGAATTGTAAATGTGTTAGTTGTAACTGATCCAATAAAGAAATGCGATCTATCACCAATCTGATTAGAATCAATTGACGGTAAGTTAGTTCCGGTAAACACTAATGCATCACCAGTAGATAACCCGTGCGCCGCAACGTACAATCTGTTATTAGTAATGTTTATTGCACTTGTTGTAAACGTGTGTGTACCAGTTGAACTAGTGCCTAATGATATAATATTAGTTAGGTAGTATTCGCTATACAGTTCAATAATATTAGCATCAATTCGTTTAACATAATACGGTAGAGTAATTGATAATCCGGATATTAGTTGATTAGAACCTGGATTATACATTACGTAATCACCATTAGAATAACCGTGGGTTGCAATAGTTATTCTGTTAGTAGAGTAATTAACATCACTTGAAGCATTAAATGTTTTAGAAATTGTACTTGACACAGTAATAGTGTTTATTGCACTAGCGTTATCACTAACAAAATCTGGTGATATACTTGACCCAACAAACAAATCTGAGATATTGTTAATATATGCATGAGTTTCAATTGCCGAAACTGGTATACTAAAACCACTGCCACCAGGCAATGATGCACTTACTGTATTCCCAACTGCATAACCTGATCCTGCATACGTTAAATCTACTGCCGTTACTGAATCGCCAGTAACTGTGATATTTGCTAATGCACCAGAACCTGTACCTGTTACATTAGATAACGAAACCCTATAATATGTTCCTGACACATAGGAACTACCGCTAGTAATTGTTAAATTATTAACTGCAGTTAACATGCCTTTTCGTATGCTTGAAATTTCACCTTGCGCACTGTTATTAACTGCAGTTATAACAGATCGAACTGTACCAGCTTCAGTTATTGGTCGAATAAATGTTAATCCTGCTATCGATGATGCAGTAGAAGTATCACTTACTGACGGAAATTCAATTGCAATTAAAAGTGTTGTAGTTCCAGTTACTCCGGTTACTACTGAACCTATTGGAAAACTATTAATATTTGAAAATACGTAATCTCCAATCTGAATTGGGCCGCCGGAAACACTTGCACTTGCAACAGTAACAGTAGTAGTTCCGGTAGTTGCAGGCACTGTTGCAGTGTTTGTAGTAGTTGCAGCAGCAGGAGTTTGTGGTCCAACATTTGGACACCTAAATCTAGTAGAACTTAGCACAGTAACATACGGTGTAGCTGCGTAATTTGTTAACGTAGTTGGTGTAATTTTAACTTGATTAGATGATACTAATAAATGTGCTGCGTCGGTAGTAACATATGCAATGTTGTTGTATCTAAGAATCTTACTAATACCTACAAATGTATATACATATGTTCCAGTAGTAGGTAACACTAAGTATTGATTAGTTGTAGAATTACGTAACACACTATTATCAGTTGCGCTAATTGCAGCACTGACTACTAAACAATACACCGATGTGTTAGTAGTACTTGGTGTTGAATCTAAATTAATAATAAGTGTATGCGCAGGAGTTGTATCAAATACAGTAGTAAATGTATAACCAGTACTAGCTACTAAAATAGTATTTACGTTAGTATGATCGCCTTTTAACAAACCTGATGCACCGCTAGTAGATTGGGTAACAATTGCACCATCTAATGCAGTAATTGGATCACTTAACGTTAACGTGACAGTTTCAAATTCTTCTGTACTGTTATCACCTGATAAAAAGTTTACAGATGGCACATCATCGTATGCAGTTAATCGTGAACGGTAACCATATGTAATAACCGATGCAGATGTTCGCTGTGCCGGAATTAAGTCAACGTTAATTTGCCCAGTTGCATTTAATTGAACTAGTGCTCCAGGTACTGCGTTAGTACTAACTGCTTTATCAATAAACGCACCTAATCGTTGATTTGCATATGACCAAATTGCTAGCTGCGTACTTAATTTACTATCAGATGGTCCGCCAACTTCATTTTCACCTAACCCAGTGTCATTACTAATTGCATCAACCGAAATGTCACTTAACGCTAATTTTAATACATTTAACTGACTAACTGTAACAGTATTTTTAAATACAATGTTCCCTGTTCTGTTATATGCGGTAATAAAATCACCAACTTTAAAGTCACCTAATTCGTTAGTACCTGACGTATATACTCGCCCAGATCGTTCTTGATATTGTTCAAATCTAACATCTGTTTTACCACCATTTGTCGGTAACGCGTTGTAATCAATTCCTGAACCTGCGTATTCCCATGTATGACCAGACGAGTTTACAATACTTGCTCTATGGAAGAAAATTTGTTTACCAACTAGTGTACCAACGTTGTCTAATAATCCGCCTAGCAATGTTGATGCAACGTTAAATGTAGCTGCATGTAAGTCGTTTCTTGATGTTACAGACGACACCGTTAAACTAACTACAGTTGCATTTATTTTTGTTATAATTGAATTTGTAGCAAATAGTTTGCGTTCTTGTGATATGCCAATAGTAACAAAATTAATAGCAACAACAATAGTTTTATCACCATCATAGCTATAAACGCTTGCTTTATTAGGCAATGCACCGGTTGTACCTTCAAGTAAATCACCAGGTGCAAACGAATAAGCAGATGTTAAAACAATTGTTTGGAAAGTAGTATGTGTGCTAGTAACTGTGTCAACATACAATTCATAATCATTTTTTGTAAATGTATGTGTACCAGTGCCTAATGCTACTACATCAACCGGTAATGTTAAACTATCATCGTGTGCTAATTTAAATTGCACAGTATTTAAGAAATACACGTAGTATACACTACCTGTAAACAGTCCGCCCAACGGTGAATTGCCGGTACTGTCGTAGATAACCGAGTCACCGTTTGTTAACCCATGCGGTGTACTAGTTGTAAACACATCAGTTGCAATATCAATCTCAGTAAACGCATTAAATGAAACTTGCAAAAAGTTAGGTGATTGCACTTTATACTGTGATGTTAAATCAGTAGCGCCGTACTGAGTAGAAATATATTCAGTAACAAATGTTTTTATTGCGTCTTTTGTTGTTTGTAAAATGTTAAATTGTGTAACTAAGTTAGCATCAACTACCCATGTTGTATCTGGCAATATTGCTACTGCAGTTTCTGTACCTGTATTAATAGTATCATATATTTCTTGGAAACGTGCCTTTGCAAAAGTAACTGCTCCAGGAGTTGCAGCAGTTCCACTAATAAATTGTGATGCTGCATTGCCAGCTGATTTTGTCCAGCCTGCAGTATTGTTTGTTACAATATATTCAACAATTGCACGTAATCTTAAAACTACATCCAATGCTGCAGTTTTTTCTCCAGCGTTCTCTACAAAAGTGTTAGTTAATCGATTATAATACAGTCTTCCAATTACAGTTGTTTCTAAGTTACATGCGTATATTAAATCATATTGTATTGCATCAACCATATATCCTACATCGCGTTGGCATAACAAGCGTTGCGGTGCAGTTAAACTACTCCATAATGCAGTGTAAGTTGACGACATAAATGCTATTATTTCAGCTTGTAAGAATAATTTATTACCAGCAAGTAACCTAGCAGCATCTGAAAAACCAGGATCGATGTTAGATGGTTCCGGTATTACTGATGCAGGTACTACTGACAACCCGTTATTAACAATATCATTAATTGTATTCATATTAGCAATAATAGATGCTCCGGCTATTGGATCACCATTAACTGCATTAGCAACATAGTCTCGTAAATACGTAAATCCTGCAATTGTTGCAGTTTTTTGAACACCAACTACGTTTGCAGCTTGCGTTGAATAATATGTCATTGCAGCTTTAATTGATCTAAAGTTACCGCCAAACATCATATCGTAACCAATTGCATCAATAATAAAACCAATATCTCGTTGGCAAATTGCTACGTTGTAAGTAAATGCGTTATTATCGTATATTCTAATAACATATTGTTCAACTGGACCATCTGGTCTTGTAAAACCAATTGCAGTAACTGTTTGAATACTTCCAGATGATCCAACAGCGGATACAAAACCTTTATCGTATGGGTATGCAATAGGCGAATAGCCTGAAGATCGCAATGCGTACTTACCAAAGTTAGTTGCAGAGTTAGTAATAGACGTATAACCACCGCTTTGTGCATAAACACCATTTAGTAAGAATAATTGGAAACATGATACTAACTGAACATACGCATCATTTGTAACACGCCATCCTGTACCGCCAAAACTAATCATAGTAAACGCATTTGCAATCATTGATTTACACTGTACAGGTGCAGCACCTGCAGGGTTTACTTCAACTTCTAATAAGCTAGTCGGAACGTTTGGATTAGCAACCTTACTTCCGTCAACATATGCACCGTTACCGCCTAAGAAACTAATAATAGAACAGTTTTGAACATATGGCGACAATGTCATCGTTGGTCTGTTACTTGGTAAGTTAATATACCCAGTACGATCACATTGCGTATCAAATACATCATCAAATGCAAATGCATACGCCCAAGTATACGATGCTACACCAGATGCAGTTATCCCATCTCTAAATGTAAATTGCGCAAAATATCCACCGTTTCTAAGTCTAAACATATCTTTGTTTGCGTTTAACGGACGAATAACACATGCTCTTAACCCTGCGCCTTCTACACTAACATTATCAGGAATAATAACTGGATTGTTTTCAACATAGTTGCCTGCAGCTACTGAAACAACGGCACGTATACGGTTTACTGCACCTAACGAATTGTAAACCATTCCAGATGCAATTTGTAATGCGCGTTTAATTGTTCTAACTGGTAAAGATAACCCGTCATTTAGATCATTACCTTTAGATTCTGATACGTACACAACGTTACCACCAAACACATCAGAGTCAACAAACGTTAATGCACCATTACCGTCAGTTGATAGTACTTGTCCAGCTGTACCGACAGTAGTAGGTAACGTTATTGTGTAATCTGCAGCTAAACTATCTGGAGATTTAATGCTAATATAGTTGATACCATTTAATGATGTTTCTTTTAAAATTAAGGATCCACCATTTTCAACAGTAATACCTGTAAAGTTTCCTGAACTAGCAGTTGTAGATCCAATTGGGGTATTTTGAATGCTTGATGCAGTAATACCAACGTTACTTACCCAACTATTTGATGCAGCACTCCATGTAAATGTTTTATCAGTTAACCCTTTTAACGTAATGCCGCCACCGTCTGCAGTTACGTCAGTTGGTGACGCAGTTGATCCTAATTCAAGATTTTTATCGTCAACTGTAATTGTAGTAGAATTAATCGTAGTGATTAACCCGTTTACAGATAAGTTTCCTTCAACATATAAATTACCGCCAATTCCAACTCCGCCTGCAACTTTTAATGCACCGGTTATTGAACTAGACGATGCAGTAGTATTAGGTATCGATAATGCACCGTAAATAGTTGCAGTAGTTGTACTTGTTGTACCAAGTACTGTTGAATTAGACCCTAACCCTACTGCAAGTGAACCAATTACAATTTCGTTTGTATTGTCAATTGCAGAACCTATAGTACTATACCCTACATATACATTGTTTGTTCCAGTAGTGTTTGCGTTAACTCCGTTAGATCCGTACCCTGCAAATGCACCAATTGCAGTGTTTTGTGCACCTGATGTGTTAGAATATAATGTCCCAGCACCTATCCCAACGTTTGCACTACCGTCTTGCACATTTTGCATTGATTGAGAACCAACTGATGTGTTTACATTAGCAGTTGTTGATCCATACAGCGATTGCATACCAATCGCAATGTTTGATGTGCCTGTTGTATTACCACTAAATGCAGAAAAACCAATAACAGTATTAGATGCAACGTTGCTTCCGCCTAACCCGATTGTTAATCCATTAATTGTAGAATCACTTGTTAGTACTACTGATGTACCAGTTGCAGCACCAATTGCTGGAGTAATTAATGTAGGAGTATTTGCAAATACTAATTTACCTGTACCGGTTTCATCTGAAATAACACTTGCTAATTCATCTGAAGTTGTTGCAGCAAATGATGATAATTTAGTACCTGTGCCGCCTGTGTATGCTACTGTTCCACCTGCGCCAAATGCTACAGATGATGTATCAGTACCAGTAAAGGTTAATGTATTGCTTACGGTTAATACTTTATCAGTTGCAATAGTTAATGTACCGGTTGATGCAGTAAGTGTTAACCCGTTTATTGATGTAGCAGTAGCAACACCAATAGTAGGTGTAATTAGAACTGGACTAGTATCCATTACAAATTTAGTACCTGTACCGGTTTGACTTGTAATAGATGTAACATTGCCGGTACCTGTAATTGGTCCTGTCATATTTGCATTTGTAGTAACAGTTGCAGCATTTCCGCCAATGCTTAAATTAGTAACAGGGGTAGTTGACACAACTGAAAATGGTGCAGTACCTTGTGCAAGAGTTGATGTTATTTGTCCGGAAAAGTTACCAGTGGTTGCAGTTAATGCAGCTATTTTTAAGTTATCATAGACTGCATTACCAAAATCAATTGTAGTTGACGGTGCAGTAATTGTTCCGCTAAACAATTTCCACGATCTATCAGATTCACTAGCATCTCTTACTAAACCGGTATATGTTTTTACACCTGTTGCAGTTGCAATATAAGACGCATACCAACCAACATCTACAATATCACCCGGGTTATTTTTAGCCAACATTACTAATGTGTCAGTTACTTCAATAGTTGATGCACTTAACTGACTTGCAGTACCATTAAAGAAAATATCACCAGCTACTTGTAAATTATGATTAATTGTTGTAGTTCCAGTACCGGATGCACCAATGCTAATAGTTCCTGCAGCACTTGCAAAGTTTACAGTAGTTGCGTTAGTATTGAGTAAATCAAAACTAGTTGACGTAGTAACAATTGAGTTTTTAATTGTAGGACTGTCGTTAAACATTAATATTGCACCAGCAACATAACCAGTCTCGTCTGAAATAACACCTGCTAACTCAGCTGATGTAGTAGTTGAAAATACTGATAATTTATCTTTCGTATAAGTTACTGTTCCCCCGGTACTAACTTCAACTGCAGCTGAATCAGTGCCAGTAAATGATATAGTGTTGCTTACAGTTAATACTTTATTATTTGCAATAGTCAACGTCGCATTACCGGTTGGTTGAGTAAACATTACTTTATTAATTGAAGTAGCAGTCGCAATACCTATGTCAGGAGTAACTAATGAAGGACTTGTATTTAATACAACACTTCCGGTACCAGTTGATACTGTTACGCCAGTACCTCCGTGAATAACTGGAAGAGTTCCTCCTTTTAGAATGTTTGAAAGATTTTTTGACATTTAAAATTCCTTGTTGATATACGGTTTATTTTTATCCAGTAACTTCTGCGGTATTGCATACTGCTACCCATTTAATTGTTTTATTTGCTTCGCCAGTAACTGTAATTCGTAATCCACCGTTAACGGTATCTTCTGAAATAACACAATCCCACAAAGCCGAATCTTCTGCTAGCACAGTTTTAATCGGTACTCCGACAAAATTAGTTGTTGCTGCAATAGTATTACGATCAATCACTCCTTCAAATTTATAGCCTGCAGACTCGTTATCTGCATCTGTCCGTCTTGCGGTTACTAAAATTGAAAATGTATAAGTGCTGTCGTTTGGTAAAATTAGTTGATTAGTTGCACTTGGCACTTCGCCGTCAAATGTCAATGCAGTAGGTGTAGCAGTTGCTGTTGTAACTCGAGAAACAACTCGACTATTTGAAATAGTTAATCCTGCAGATCCGCTGCTTGGTCCGGTTGGTGTTTGTTCTAACTTCCAGTTAGTAACTGCTGCAATATACACAAATGATACAAATGTACCTTCTAAGTCTAAAACTACATCAGTAGTACCTTCAATTGTGCCAACTGCGCCCGGAACAACTGTTACTTCTTTACCGCTAATACCAAATGTATTTGCAACATCAATAATACCAACAACATCGCCGTCATTTGGTGCATCTGGTAGTGTAATTGTAAACCCACCAGCTGTTGAATTTGCTCTAACTAAATTATTTGATAATGCAGTATAATTGCTTGTTTCAATTCCTGGACTTGATTGTAAACCGCCGCCTACAGTACCCCATAATGTACCGTTAAATCCTTCAAACGATTTAATAGTTGTGTTATATCGTATGTTACCTGCAGCAGCATTAGTTGGACGACCACCGGCACCAGTTGTTGGACCTGATGGAAGAGTAGCTGAAGTAGTTACTTGCAAGTTATTAAATTTACTGTTACCAGGAGTAGTTAACCCAATATCTACATTGTTAATTGTACCTGTAGTTCCTGATGTAAGAGTAATAACACCAGTGCCATCTGTTGTAAGTGTAATGTCTCGGTTAGCATCACCTATAATATCCACATTACCGGTAAGTGTTAAATTATATGCACTTTCGATATTTGATACAAAAAATACAGTATCACCTGTTATACTTTGTATTTGGTCAATATAAATTCCATCGATTAGTATTTTTCCAATTAAATTTTTAACACTGTCTGTTTCGCCAACATAAAATTCAATTGCGTCTGCAGTTGCTAGAACTTGTGAATTAGTAACAGTTCCTGCTGTTTGCAAAAGTTGACTAACAATAGCACGACCACTGTCTGCTTCAACATAATTTTCAAGATATTGTTTAGTTACAATGCTGTTAGAAACTAAGGTACGATTATGATAATCAGTAGCTGAATTTGGTGTTTCTATAGTTACTGTAGTGTTATCATTTGTTAAACTAAGAGTAATGCCTACGTCGTTACTCGAGACTTTATTTAAATTAGCAGTATTTGCATATAAATTAGTTAAGGTAGTAGTTGTGTTAGAAGTAGTGTTTAATACAAATGCAGATAATGATTCGTCAAATATTAAACTTGCAGATAATTTTAATCCGCTAGGTAATCCGTTAGATGTTCCACGATCAATTTCAAAACCAGATTGGTCGGCAGCTTTTGTAATTCCGGGACCTACTTCACCTTTATTTAAAACGATTATATTATCAGCAATAGTAGTATTCGTCGTTTGGATTTCAGTAGTAGTGCCTTCAACAACGATATTACCGGTAACATGTAACGAATCAGTATCTAACGTAATTTTTTTACCAGAAGGTACTTGAACTATGTAATCACCTTGGCTAATTTTTAATATTTTTGACATTTATATTCCTCAAAAAGGGGCCTTGCGACCCCTTATCTAATTTTTATTAACCGTTTTCTATTTTTACTGATACATTTGCTGTTGCAGTGCCAAGTGTCCATTGAGGTCTTTGATAAACTCCAGCAGAGGTTGCAGGAAATTGGTGTCCAGTAACAGAAGATGTATCTGGAACAATAACTACTTTACGTGAAGTTAATTTTTTAACAAAATATGGTTTACCGGCACTATCAGTTGCTTTAATCATCATTTCGCCAACTGCAGCAGGTGTGCCAACTGTTATTAGTTTTGCAATAATTGGTGTAGTAGTATCTGAGGTAACAACTTTATAACGATCGGTTGAAACTTGTTTAACAATGTCAGCTTGTTTAGAAGATGACGCAGTATATGCATACGCAATAATTGCAGACTCTGGATTAAATCCTGAACCTACTGTAGCAGTATTTGCAATTGGAGTAGTCATTACCACGGTTCCTAATACAACAGATTGTGTTGCTGCTGCAGTTGGAGTTGTAGTTGTGTAACCTGAACCAGGTAATACTTTTACTGATTTAGCTTGGAAGGTAATAGTAATTTCAGCGCCTGTGCCAGTTCCACCGACTGCGGCAACTTTAACACCAGGTAATGCTTCAAAACTACCACGACTTGCTCCAGTACCAGTAAAGTTAACTAAGCCAATTGGACCAGTTGCGCCACCGCCAGTGATGCTAGCTACAACTGCAACAGCTGTGCCGCCTGCAGTTGATAATGTAAGAGTGTCGCCAACAGTATAACCTGTACCCGGAGTAGTAGTTGCACCGGTTGCTGCTTCTGAAGTAATAGTTGCAGTAGCAGCTGTACCTTTTACTAAATTAGGTGCACCAGTTAATGTTACTAACGGACGAGTAGTGTATGTACTAGCAGTAGTTACTGGAATACTTGCTACACTTTTACCGCCAATACCATCATCTGCAGTAGTGGATGCTGAACCGACATTACGGTTACCAAAATATCTTTTATTGAGTGGACGTCCCATTGTTTTCTCCTTTGACGTTTTAAGCCATACGCAGTGGGTACTGCATAAGTCTGTGTTTACAGCACTTGAATGACTAAGTATTTATCCGTAGGTGATACCTAACGCAATCTGATTTATTTGCGCTATATCACGATGTGGATATACTTGATTACTGCGGAAACTAATTATGATTCCAAATGACGGATCGGAGACATTGGTACTAGTTAATCCAGTTGTTCCCCATAAATTAGTAGAACTACCGTATATATTAGAGTCGCCTATTATAGGAAGTAATGGACTATTATCACCTGTATACATATTACTTTGTACAGGATTAACTGGACTTGCCATGTTATCACCAATTGCTTCGCCATTTAGCGTTAATTGCAATCGTAAATCTTCAATTCTTGAAAATCGATGCATTAGCAATGAAAATTCTATACCTACTACTGATTGCTCAGTGTCTAGAATATTAAGTCCAGTACACCATAACTCGCTAGTATGACTGAGATATTTCTCCATCCACAACCCACTGATAGTATAAAGCGGTTGCTTAGTAACAGCATAGTTGTTATCATATATTGCGCCATTGTGATTCCATCCTATAATAGGTTGCATCAAATAATCGTCTGTAGGTGTAACTTCTTGAATTGTGGTAGGTGTATAGAATTGTGTTGTCATGATGTATTTATCATAAAAAAAGGCTCCAAAGAGCCTTTTTAATATAATTAAACCTAAGTTTAAATTAGCTAAATCTTACGTTAGCGTTAGAAATACCAACACGACCTAAATAGTCAGCAGCGTTACCCAAAGATGACGCAGTGTTAGAAAGTTCAACATAACCATAACGTGTCATGAACGATACAACTGGTTCAAATGTTGATGGATCTAAAACAACACCTGAAGACATCAAAGGAATGTAAGGGCAATAAAACGCAGGAGCGTCTGATTCTGAACCACCTTTGTAACCAATTAAGATAGATGTGTTATCAGTTGCATAACTGTTAACATATACTTTCAATGAATTGTTTAATGTACCAACAAATTTAGTGTTAGTAGGAGCTTCAAAAGTACCTTCAGTAGTACGAGCAAAAGCTGAAGTAGTAGCTGATTGTAAAATTGTTAAAGCAAATGGAGATACAACAGCATAGTTGCCAGCGCCACGACGTGTACGTTGTGCAATTAAGTTACTTACACGGTTGATTTGAACAGCTAATGCAGCATGTTCGTCACCTACGAAAGTAGCAGTACCTGATACTGCAGATTGGTCATATCTTTCAACATCTGAACCAGCCAATGTTAACAATGAAGCGATAATTTCTTGATCAATCTCAGCAGTAATTTCTTGAGCTAATGCAGCCATAATTTCTGCTTCAACGTCAATACCTTGTTGTGCTTGAGCGTCTTGAGCAGCTTCAAATGTCCAGCGAGCTGATAACTTACGAGTTTTTGCTTCAACTGTTTGTTTCAAGATTTGAATGCTCATTTTTTTGCCTGCTTGTCCTTCTAAAGTTGCAGTTGATGCAGCTTTCGCTGTAGCTGATTCATTACCTGAATAGCTTTCTGCAATTTTGAATGGGCTTAATGCTTCTTCGCCTGCTAATACACCAGCACCTGTGCTAGAATCTGCATAACGAACACGCAATGTATGGATTTGACCAACTGGGCCAGTCATCGGTTGTACACCTACCAATTCGTTAGCAATAACAGTTGGCATAACACGACGAATTACTGGTAAAATCACACGGTTTAAAGTTGAGATGTTTCCAGCTGATGTAGCACCAGCAGTAGGAGATTCTATCAAATACCTACGTGTATTTTCAAGTGTTACGCCCATTACTGATTTTTTTGTACCTGTCAAGCCTTCTAAAAGTGCTTGCTTTGTTTCTGCCCAACGGCCATTAAGTAGTTCTGACATTTAAATTCTCCTAAATTTTTATAGACCAGCGAGGCGGCGGATATCAATAATGTTTGATTCATCTTCGCTGCTACGGGTGGTTGTGGAAACAGCTTTGTTTCCTGTTATTTCTTTAGCTTCTACAAGAGCTTGTCTTTTTTGTGGTGCTTGTTTACCAGAAATTACTGCCGGTAAGTATTTTTCAAAGCTTTCGTTAAGTTTTGAAGTTTTCACACTCGTCATCAATTCGCCCATAATAGAGCGTTGTTCAGCGTTTAGAGGAGCCAACAATTCGCTCATAATTGCTTTTCTTTCTTGCGACTCTTTCAACGCAACGATTTCTGCTTGTTTGCTTTCTAATATTTTTTCAGCTTTGACAACTGCATGTGCAGCCTCATTGATGGCCAAATCTTTCATGTCTATGACTTTGAGCAATTTTGCAGTTTCGGATTTTTCATTCAAGTAACTCGCTTGATATTCAACAGCAAATGCTTCAAATAATTTGCGACCAAAATCTGTACGACGAGCTGATTCAATATCTTCTTTTAATGCAGTAATTTCAGCGTTTAAGGTAGTACCTACAACACTTTCAACCATTGCAGCTGCACGTTGTACAAACTGTTGTTTTACTCGTTTGATTTCTTGACGACCTTCACGAATCAGACGAACTTTTGATTCGGCTACGTCTTTTTTATCTTTGTAGAACTCTGCAATTTCTTGTGCAAGAGCTTCTACTACGAAGTGTTCTAATGTACCAAATTTATTAGCCATTGTCATTTGATCTTCGTGTAATTCTTTAACTTCTTGTGCTAACTGACGTGTAACAAAAGTGTTAACGGTTTTTGCGCTTTCGGTCATTTTTCTAGCAAATTTAATTTTCATTTCTGCTAGTTGTTTACGATCGTCAACGAATTCACTAAGTTCACTTTGAAGTTGCTCAGAAATCATACGATCAACTGCTTCAACCATTGTGCTCTTATCATGCTCGTATTTACGAGCGAATTCTTCGCGGAGTTGTTGAGAAACTAATTCACGGTTTTCAACAATACGTTGATCCCATGCTTGTTCAATAGACTCTTTGATCTCTGCCGAAACCACATTGTTTTCAAATAAAGTTTTTAGTGCGTCCAACATATGTGATTCTCCTTTACTATTGGAGTTTGCTTATTATATTCAATAAGCTCTCTTTGAGGTATTTTTGTGCTTTTGGATCTCCTCTAACTTCTTCCGCTATGCGAAAGGATTTAAGGCCACCTTGTGTATTCATTAGGTGTTCGTAAATAGGCGTAGGGTAAGCTCCTGGAGCACTTGGTTGAGCTACCATATCAACTGTGATAATCTCAAAATCTGAAACTTCACCGGATCCGCTATCGCTAACGTTACCAGATCCGCGTGAACTAACGCCAAGTTTCACTCCGCTTTCTAACATTGTTTTGATTAATTGTCCCATTGGTGTTGGTAAAATTTTAAGTTTACCGTAACCATTTGGGCCTTCCATCCACATGTTAGTTATCATATGCGAAACTCGGTCTAAGTTTATTTTTAGATCATCTGGATGATCTACTTCTCCGAGCACAGAATAACCGTTTTGAATTTGATCGTTGAGGGTTTTAACAGCCTTGCTAATCTCGCTCACAGGATACACACGTTGATTTGCGTTGCGGATGCCACCTTGTATACAAATACCGCTCATATACAAGTTCTTTCCTTCCTTGTCGTCGGATTCAACGATCATTTGTGCTTCGTTGAAGCTAAGGTTTTCTCGGAGATGTAACATAAATTATTTTCTGCCTGGAATCAAACTTTTTGTGTTTGGAGCTGATTCGCGGTTACCTTTTTTCTCTGCACCGTGACCTGGTTGTTGGCTTTTGAATGCTTTTTTACCAGCGTTACTATCTTTACGATTATGTACTTGCATACCTTTAGTTAAGTCTTGGGTAGCTGGGTTTAACAAACCGCCTTTTGTACCTTCACCAGATGCTTCTTTTGCAAATACAGGTGCTGTTCCACCCATGTCATTGTATTTTGGTTTATTAAAAATACTTTTATTGTTTAAGCCGTTGTCACCGTGTTTAGGTAATGCAACTTTGTTTACGTATTCAAACATGCTTTGGAATTCATTTTCTTCTTCGCCAGCGCCAAATTCATCGCCGCCCATCATGTCGCCGCCAAATTCATCGCCGCCTAATTCATCATCAGCACCAAACATGTCATCATGTTCTGGTTCATCTTCTTCGCCAGCTAATAATTGTTCAAATTCTGATTTTAATTCGTCTAATGCATCTTCAAGATCCATAACGCGATCTTCTAAACCTTCGTCGCCTTCTTCATCACCAAATTCGTCATCACCAAATTCATCGTCTTCGCCTTCTTCGTCGTCAGCACCAAACATGTCATCGTCTTCGCCTTCTTCGTCGTCAGCACCAAACATGTCATCGTCTTCGCCTTCTTCGTCGTCAGCACTAAATGCGTCATCTTCAGAATCATCTTCTTCAAATTCTTCTGCTAATAATTTTTCGTAAATCTCACGCGATTTACCTACTACGATATTGTGAAAAATATCTTTCGCTGCTTCGTGATCTTCATTGATCAATGCCTCAAGCATGGCTTCAAATTTTGTACGGTCAGTCATGTTAATCTCCTGTGATAATTTTTATACAAGGCTGTCTTATATTTACACTACTTATAAAAAAGAATGTAAATATGGGGTCAAACCGGTGGTTTTTTTAATATTTTAGAATTATTTATACTGCAGGTGGTGGAGTTGAATACATTGCGTTAACGAATGATAATTCAACTTCTTGTTCTAAAATATGAGCTTCACTGCTCTTACGTAATTCATTAATTTGCCTAAGAGATAAACGTGTTTTGCGTGTATCTGAACGCTGCATTACCGATTTATCATTATCAGGATTGTACCGCATATCACTAGCAACATGGCGTGTGTTAGGGTCAATATAAAAAAGTTCTCTAAGTATCATATATCTATTTATCACATTGATGGCGGCATACCGCCTGCAGGTGCGCCAGCTGGGGGCATACCAGCTCCCATGCCACCCATTGATGGATCCATGCCCATGCCCATATCAGCCGGTGCAGCTAAATTACCTGCTGCGCCTAAATCGCCTTCCATACCTGCAGCAGATAAGCCTGCACTACGTAGTTCACCAGCTGCATCTGTATGAGTAGGTTGCCCTTTACCTTGTTCTTCACCCCATAATCTTTCGTTTTCTGCCATTTCATCTTCGTTTAACCCTAAAAATCGTTTAAGGGCAAAGCGTTTACTCATGTAAGGAACTGCTTGTATGGTGTTAAATGTATTAATTCTTTCCGAATCTAATCCTGCTTGACGGGCACTTGCAAAGTTCATTGGCGGATTAAATGCTAATTCAAATAAGTTTGCATCAATATTCATACCTCTTGAGTACATATACATTTTAAATTCGTTCGTAAATGCTTCTGTAATTAAACTTTGCAATCTTTCACAGTATTTGTTAAATCTTAGCTCTTGAATGTATGCTGTACCTACGCGTCCGTCGTTAAAACTTGCTTGAGAATCATCAGCACCTGTTGGTAAGTAGCTACTTGGAATTCGTAAACCACGGAATAACTTGTTTGTAAAGAATTTTAAGTCATCAATTTCACCTAAATTAGTACCACCCGGTAATGTATCAACTTTAGAACCACGTCCTTCTGCAGTTTGCGGAAAGAAATAGTCTTCATTTATGCTTAAAGGGTTGTATGCACTATCAATTACGTTCTGTCCACCGCCACTTTGACTAGGAATTCTACGTTGATGTATCTCATTTTTAACTCTTTCTACAAAAGCCATAGCTAAATGACTAGGCATATTACCTACGTCAATATGAAATACACGTCTTTCTGGAGCTCTTTGTATACGATAAATCAAAATAGCGTCTTCTAACAGCTCTTTTTGCTTATAAACTTTGAAAATGTTCTCTAATAAGCTGTTACCAAATGGGAAATTGTTATCTAAACCTTCAGATAGTGACAAATGAACCACATGTTCTGCATTGATTGCATATTCTGTTTCAGCTAAACCAAATTTAGAACCACCACTTGAGCTAGGATAAGGACCAGATGACCCACGTTGAGCACCAGGCGAACCCATAAAACCTGCACCAGATGTCATTCCGCCGCCTGCTTGTCTAGGATTAATGTTAGGTGTAATCTGTGTAACTACTAAATTTTCAAAGTTAGGAGCAAGATCTTTAATAATATACTGTTCTGGTTTCTTTCCATCACTCTCGTTTGCAATAATTTTAACAATTTTGCTGTTATCAATCCAATTCCATTTCTGTGTTTCTGGATCTCTAATAAAGAAAGCGTCACCATATTTGAATACATTACGTACTATACGAAATATTTTAGTATCAAACTGTTGTAATTTATTCCACTGCTGCAGATATTCACCTAAGATTCTAATTTCCGAATTAGTACCTTTACTGTTCCATCGAACCGTAAATGGACTTTTACCATCTTTTAGCTTCTGTGTACAAAATTCAGCAAGAATATCAAGTGCTGCGTTAATTTCTGGATCACTATCCATAACTTCGTATTGTTGATACCGTTCAACTCTATTAGGACTACCTGTATATACATCAGGTAAGTAGCTAGAATAATTGGTTCTAGCAGGACCGGCTTTAGAATTTTGATTAAATCCTGCAGATCTAGTGGTATCGTAATCAGTTTCAATTGGTGAAAAGTGTTTTCGCCACGACATATAATAATTCCTTTTTGGTTCTATTTAAAATCTTGAATTAGATAAACTTTGTGTTGCACTAATTTGTTTATGGCTGTTAGTACTAATTTTATCAGTATGGTGTGCCATCGTTGTCATTGTGTTATTTAACTTTGTTACTGCATCGAGTATATCTTTTAATGATACTTGCTTTTCAACAACTTGCGCTGTAGATTTAGGTTGTTCGGCTGGTTTTTGTTCTTCATGCGGCTTGTTTACCACTGGCGGAGATGGCGGCTTTAATGAATCTCCTGAAACTACCGGTGCTTTAATATCAGGTGCTTTAATTGTTGGCATTACAGTTGGTTTAATTTCAGCAAGCTTGCTGTGATCAGGCTTTTTAGCTTTTTCTTCAGCTGTCATTCTTGCATTGTAGTCATTAAACGATTCAAGACCAAACTTTTTGTACATATCTTTAATATGAGCTTGCTCTTTTGTTTCTGCAGGCTTTTTAATTTCAGGAAGTACATGTTTCTCTGGTTCTTTTTGTTTGTACATCCCTGAATTTTTCTGTCTGTCAAGTTCTGCATTACGAGCTTCAATTGCTTCCGGACTATTGTCTATTGTACCTATAGTTTTTTGAAGTTCTTTATCTCTAGCATCAATTTCTGCTTGTGGTATAGTTTCGTATTTTACATTACCACTTGCAAATGCAGGTTTATTGCTACTACTGAATAAATTTGTAAACTTATCAAATATTCCCGGTGAATTATCTTTAGCTTCATCTTTATTAGGTTCAACTAGTTCAGCAGTAGGATTAGCAGCAAGATAATTGTCAACTGTTTTGTCATTGTCTTTTTTCAGCTGTGCTTGTTGTTCTTCTATTGATGCATCTGGTACTTTTTCTTCAACAGTAGGAGTACTAACATTAGCAGATGCAAAAGAATCGCCAACTGATGCAAATGCTTTATTAAAATCAGTAGATTTAAATGTATCAGTTGCAGATGTCATTGTTTCTTCTAATTTTTCAGTTGATGGCAATGCTGTAGATATTGAATCAGTAAGTTGAGAACCAATTTCTTTAAAAGTTTCAGGTCCGCCCATGTTTTTTAATGAGTCATTAAACGTTTTCATTTCTTTTTCAACGTTTCCGCCTTTAATTACTTCGTCAGCCGGTCTACCTTTTGCTAAATGTTGACGTAACATCTCATCATATATAGGAAGATCATGTTCTGCATCTTCATCTTTCCGTGTTCTAAGATATGCTATTTGATCTTGAAGAGCTTCAGTGTCTATATCATAATCAATTTGTTTAAACGAACCTGTTGGTTGATCTGTACCATTTTCATCTGGAATCCAATGCGGTTTTCTATTTGTTATTGATGGACCTGGAATAGCTGGAAAACCGTCAGCTGGTTTTGTTTCAGGCTGTTTGGTACCAACTTGCTGTGTGCCAAACATAAACTTGTTTAAATCTTCTGCAGTTTTAATACCTAAATCTAGTATTTTAGGTTCTTCTTTTTTAACTTCAGCTGGCTTTTCTTCTTTTTTAGGTTCTTCTTTTTTAGGTTCAGCTGGCTTTTCTTCTTTTTTAGGTTCTTCTTTTTTAGGTTCGGTATGTTTTTCAACAGATTTAGTTACTGTTTGTAGCATATTCCCCATGGGGTGAAACACTTTAGTAACTACATCATGAACAGTTGTAGAAATGTTCTTTACTAATAAATCTTCGTTGTTTGGCGTAAGTACTGCTAACGATTTAATATCTATTGGTTTGTGGTCTGCGGTTTGTGTTGCGTTGCCTGATGTTGGTAAATCAATTGTAAACGGTTGCATTCCTTGTTGAGACTGTGATTTAGCCGCATTCATTGGCTGTTTAATCATGTCCATTATATCGGTAGGCATAAATTTAGCAATAATACCTTCCATTTGTTTAGGTGTTACTACTGATTCTGCACCATGTAGTTCTACCATTTCACCTTTTGGGTTAAATTGTTCAAACATACTATTAAAAGATGAGGAAGATGATTTAATAAAACTGTCAATTTCAGGTGATCCTGATGCACGTTTTGGAGGAGTAACTGGTATGTTTGCGTTGTTACCTTCAAACAATTTATTTACTTTATCGCCCGTTCCTTTTTTTAGCTCTCCAACAATTGCGTCTAAATTTATATCTTTTTGTTTATGAGGTTTTAATACTTCAGAATCTAATAAATGAAATTTGTTTATAACATCATCAGTTGCTCCAACTAACTTACTAAATCCTTCAGTTGACCCGGCAAATAAATCAGATAACGTTCGATCTGCATTGTTTAATGCTTTTGATACAGTTGCACCTGGCGTGTCAAGTGCACCGCCTTCTTCTGTTTTAAGGTTACGGCGGTTTATTGCAGCATCTTTTAGTTCTTTTAAGGCATCTTCAGCACTTAATTTTTTACCTTCAGATGCTGCTTCGGCTTGTTTAGTTACATATACACCTTGTGTTTTACTTGTAACTAACTCTTTACCCATTTTGTCAGCAACTGCGCCGCCTGCTAGAGCTGCAGCTTCTAATGCACCTTTAGAATTCATATATTCAAGTTGCGCTGCACGAGCTTTTTCGCCTAATGCTTCAGATCGTTTTTGGCCTTCATCTGTAGTATCTTTTAACGATATCCCATATTCTCTAATTGCAGCAGCTGCTGTGCCTGTTGCTGCTGCTGCTTCTGAACCTTCTGCAGTAGTTTTTCCAGTAAACGCTTCTTTCATTACTCGTTTAAAAGAGTCGCCCATTCCCATTGAATCAGCTTCGGCTTGTTTATATTGCGCACGAGCTTGTGGGCCAGCTAATAACATTGATGCTTCTAAATCGCCTTCGTCTTTTGATCGTTGAAGCGCCTCAAGTTGGTCTTTTCTACTTAAACCAAGTATTCTTGAATTTTCATCAATTGCCGTTCCTAATTTTTCAGTAGCTATTACTGCGTTTTGCTGATTATTGGGATCGTTCAGGTCCATGCCTTTGCGATTAGACATTGCAACTTTGGTAACTTCGTTAAGTTCGTCAGTAGTCCACCCTAACGTTTTAAATCTAGCACCAACGTCTGATTCTTGAAAATCTCTAGCTATATCTAAAAAGTGTTTTTGAGCTTTATTGATTCCACTGCCTAATCCTGCTAAATCAGTAGCACTATGCTTAATCATGTCGTTGTATTGCTCATGGGTCATACGAGCGCCTTTTAATAAGCGATCGTATTCTGCAATATCCATGTTAAAATCAGCGCCGTTTGATCCAGCTTTGTTTAAACTTGCAGTAGTATCAATAAGAGCAGTTCCAACTTGAGATGCGATCTGGCCAAATACTTTACCAAGAGATGAATCTGCGTTTTTTAAGACTCCAGTTAACGAGTCAAAACCATTAGACACATTTAGAGTTCCTCTCCATAAATCGTCTAATGCTTTAGCGCCAGTTTGTGCAGTATTAACAAATATTTGGCCAAATCCGCCCCATCCACCACCGCCACCGCTTGATCCAGAATCTGGGTTAGATCTTCGATTATTTCGATTATTACCTTCCAACGCGTTGATAAGCTTATCTAATTGATCATTACGTCTATCGTCTTCACTACTCATGTTTTATTTTCCTATAAGTTTGTATATATAAATACGGTTAATATATTTATGCGGAGTAACAAATGGCACAAAACCCTTTACAAGAATTTTATAGACAACCAAAAATATTCGTTTCTTTACCTTCAAAAGGAATATACAATCAATTAGGAACATTTACTGGTGATCCTACACACATGCCAATATTTGGTATGACAGGTATGGACGATATCATAATGAAAACTCCGGATGCATTATTATCCGGTGATAGTTCAGTGAAACTAATTGAAAGCTGCTGCCCGTCAATTAAAGACGGTTGGGCAGTAACTACATTAGATGTTGATCTACTACTAACAGCAATTCGAATTGCTACTCATGGGAGTGTGTTAGAAGTTGTACATACATGCCCAAAATGTAAAACAGAAAACGATTACGATATTGATTTAGGTACAGTGATCGATCATTTTAGTAGTTGTATATACAATAATACAATTGAAGTTGGCACATTAACTATCAAATTGCAACCACTAAATTATAAACAAACTACTGAGTTTTCTTTAAGAAATTTTAAAATGCAGCAACAATTAGCAGCAACTCCAATTGAACCTGCAGAGAAATATAAAGAAGTTGTACATGATTTGTTTATTGAATTAGGTAAAATGCAAAATGAAGTTTATTCGGCTAGTATCGAATCAATTGATACTGGAAAAATAGTAGTAACTGAATCTAATTTTATTTCAGAATGGTTACAAAATTGCGATAAACAAATTTTTAATATTATTAAAGCACATTTAGATCAAACTAAATCTGATTGGAAAATTCCAGCAGTAAAAGTAATTTGTAGTAACCTTGATTGTAACCACGAGTCATCAATATCAGTTGACTTAGATCAATCGAATTTTTTCGATCCCGCCTAATTGGACAATCAAGAGATTCAATTAGTCAATATCTAATTAGGCTAGATAACGAAGTTAAACGATTTAAACATGAATTATTTAAAATATCGTGGTATATGAGAGGAGGAGTGTCAATCAACGATCTCCTGTATAACCTAAGTCACGAAGATCGTATGATTATGTATAATGTAATTGAAGAAAATATAGAAATGACAAAAGTATCTAGAATGCCATTATTGTAATGACTTCATTTCTACTCTGCCTGTTACGGGATTACGTTGCAATCTAGATCCTAGGTATTCACCTGGAACAGGCAATTCTTTTTCAACTGGTTTATTTGTGCTAAACATCTGTGCCGTTAGACTTGCATCTTGTGCTGGCGTTAACGGTGGAGTTGGCGGTGGCGCATTTGGATCTAACTGGTCTTTTCCATTAATGGGTTTATCTAATTCTTTTAATCCAATTGCACGTCTAAATAAATCTTCAAAATAATCGTGTGCTTCAACACCTAGTTTACCAATTATTTGTGTTATATTAACGTCTCCGTGAATATGAACACCAAGCCAGTCAATATCATAATTAACTCCAGTAAAAACCACTAATTTAGCAATTGCTGATCTTCCTGTTTCAGACTGAAGTTCGTATAATATCCATGCTCTAGCTCCGTCAGATAACAATCCTATAGTTTTTCCTAGTGGGCCACCAATACCTGGAATAAATTGTAAAAATTTTCCAAATGTACTAAGTGATCCAAGTATTCCGCTAACTATAATTCCTGCAGATAATCCTGCAATTAATTGACCCATTTGCAGTTCATGCTGCTCATTAAATTCAGCAATTGCAGCTGGAGTGTTACCGGCTTTAGTTAGATTGGCTTCAACTTGTTGCATGTTTACCATATACGTGTCAAACGGTTTCCATAATGCTTCGTACCAACTAAACAGTTTTAAACTTTTATGCAACACACGTCCTAATTTAGAAAAGAACCCAGGATCAGGCGGAGCATCAGCTTCGTATATTTTACTTAATTCCTGAGCAAGTATTTTCTTGCTTGGAAGTTGATTAGTAACTTCGTAAATTTTCATAATATTCCTTTGATATTGCAAACGCAATATCCCTTATATAATATGAATATTTATTAAAAAATATATTTCATATTAAAAGATGAACTAACGTTCATCTGTATTTCGCTATCGCTCAATACTATTCTCTCTAACAACAATAATGAAAAAAACAATTAAATTATAAATGAATTAATATAATTTAATTATTTTAATAAAGAGATATCACTTTTGAAGTCAGATGCACCCTAATAAAAATAGATGCATGATTTCACCCCATCGCCATGGAATTTGCAGTAAGAATTTATATGACTGTAGACTTTTGCTATTGGCTACCTCCGGACCAACACTTACAGGTATTTTTAAGATATAACTTTCAGGTGCTTCGTATATCATTACAAAATTGTTACTATTACTAGTATTCTACAGATTTAAAGCCTATGTATTCTTTTTCAAATACAGCTAGACCACCATTCCGATTAAACAAAGCATTGACATCAATGGACGTTGCTTTTGGCATCCTCTTGCGAGAGGGTAGTGTTTAAAAGTCGTTGCACAATCAACGATTTGAGCAGCGGTTCTCGTTTCCAGAACTTGTCTCAGCAGTATTACAATCCGGCCTGCCAACCTTATGTTAGTGTGAATTAAAAGTGTTTTGTGTGTTTTGTCTAGTATTTACAAAAGTGTTTTAAACAAGGGGTTAAAAGTGGTTAGTTGTTACGAGCAGCAGCTTCTGCTAAATCATTAGCGCGTTCGTTACCTGGATTACCTGCATGGGCTTTAACCCATTGCCAATCTATAGTGTGTGCAGCAGCAACAGTTTCTAATTTAAGCCATAGATCACGATTTAAGTAATCAGTACGCCCTTTCTTTTTCCAATTAGGAAACCATTGTGTAAAGCCATCAACTAGATATTTTGAATCAGAATAAATTTTAACTTTGCATGGTCTTTTTAAACGCGATAGTGCTTCAATAGCAGCTTGCATTTCCATGCGGTTGTTAGTAGTTTGTGGTTCTGTTCCAGAAAATTCTTTAATGACGTCTCTGTATTGCATAGTAGCACCCCATCCGCCTTTACCTGGATTTGGTACACATGCGCCGTCTGTATAAATTATTACGAGTTCTTCCATAGTGTTTTGTTAGATATATAGGTTTAGTATTTTTAAACAAATATTTATCTGAACAACTTCTCCACCTTGTTAGAAACGATTATACAGTCATTAGTATCAAAAGTCAACTGCTATTATTACCGATGGTAAATATACACAATATAGGAACACACATGAGAGTTATAGATATTTTAAAAGAATCTGATATTACACCTAAGCCTAAAGCTGCGATACCGATTACTACATATAAAAAACAATATAAAAACTTAATAGCTGATATTGAGCAATTTCTTCGTGATGATTATAAAGGTCCATTTTATGTTAATACACGAGTTCATGATAACCATACTGATAATCTTAGATCACCTGAAGGACGAACATGGCCGGTAATACTGGAATTAATAAAATTTTATAATAATTTAAAAAAAATTTATGGTAACGGAACAGATGTTAATTATAGTTCGTTGTATAGTAGTATGGTCGAATTAAAACAATATGTTCTATCGCAACGAAAACCATCTACCGGAGTACTAACACCTAATACTAAACCGGTAGTACAAGGTAAACGAATACCATTTTATACTACATTTGTAAACGATATTACTAATTTTCTCAATTCAAAAGAGAATGTTCAATTATATTCAAAATATGGTTATTTTAGAGATCAAGTAACACCTGAACAATACGAATATTTAAAAAGTTTTATAGAATATACACCTGTATCTGAAGAAGATGCAAAAAGTAAAATTGATATATTTACTAATTTTCTTAATGATCGTGATTCCGATTATAAAACATCTGACCGTAGAAAAGAATCTAAAAAACGGATGGCAGAAACCCCATTACCTCCTGATCTTGACACTAACAATCCGTTGCATGCACAATGGCTAACACTTGCAAGAGATGTAGTATTACGGAGAGAGTCTACAATAACATTTTTAGAAATGTGGGATATAATAAAATTACAAGAATGGCGATGTGCGTTATCTAATAGAGAATTTAATGAAACAAACAATCGATTAAGCTTTGATCGAATTAATTCAGATAGATCTTATGAAGTAGGTAATCTTTGGTTTACTACACATGCAATTAACGTTATGAAAAACCAATTAACAACAGACCAATTTGTATCATTGTGTAAATTTATACATGATAGAAATACAGTAAATACTAAAAATGGAAGTATTTGAAATGAGCACACCAGAGAAATACAAAGACACTTTAACAAAAAAACTTACAAAAACTATAATACATATAAAGGGAAAACCATATAAAAATTATCCATTTCCTCTTGGATTTTATCTACAACGGACTGACATGGAGTTATTGCATAAAGTAAGAGATGATCTTACAAAAGTACTTGATTCTCGAGAAACGTTTGAAATTACAGAACAAATGTTTAATTTTTATAACGACCGTGCAGCTAAAGTTTTTGAAATTATTTCTGACCGATATAAACTTATAAAACGAGCTTTATCAATAAAACCAGAACTTACACCCAATGAGTATAAAGTTGTCTCATTACGGAGGCAATGCTTATACACCGGTTTACCTATTGAAACATTTAATTACAATGCAGATGCAATAATAGCTTCGGATAAAAGATATAAAGAACCGTTAGACCGTGAGAAAGAAAGATATAAAAAATCATTAGCTATACAACAGTATGTAAGGAATATTAAAGGTCCGCTACCATCTGACTACAATAACAACGATACTAAACATAAAATGTGGTTTATTGCTGCAACTAGCATTTATGATCGATTAACTTCTAGGTTAGAAAAGTTAGAAGACGGAAAACAAATAGAGGATAGATTTTCAGTATCTATGTCATATCAAGATTTATGGGATTTAATTAATAAACAAGAATGGAAATGTGCATTTACACATCTCCCATTTTATGAAGGAAAAACAAAATTAGATCAAGGTAGATTATCTGGACTTAAATCAAGCCCAGATCGATTAGATCCGTTGAAAGGATATCATAAAGGAAACGTTGAGTTTGTATTAGTTAGAATGAATATGATGAAATGGACAAGTAGCTACAGCGAATTTCTTAGTCTGTGTAGTGATGTTGCTACGTATGCAGTAACAAAATATAATATACCACTGTTAAATGTTAATGAGATTATCAATTCATTAGATAAACCTGTTGACTCAACAGATCTTACACTTTAGAAAGTTTCTCAACAACATCTTTATTTTCACTCCAAAAAGAATCGTAATCAGTAAACACCCATTTACCGTTCTTTTTGGAGTAATAGTCTACACTTTTTTGTAGTTTGAATTTTTTGAAATGTTTATGTTCAAACGCAACATAAGAGCCTTTGCGATTAAACTTCATCATAATAATATTGAAATCATCTGTATCAGCAACTTCTAAAGTTTGCTCAATCCAAGTATCTAAAATCTTAATTTCACCTGCAGTAAACAATTGATGAAATGGAAAATCAGCATAAGATTTACATTCAGCATTAAAGTGTTTCCAATTTAATGGCGGCACAATATCACCTTTCATAGAACGTATTTGTCCTTCATGTAAGAAGTCTTTACGTACTGCATTCTTACCTCCAATATAAGCACCGCTGCCTGGCACCCGCATGAAAGATGCATTATACAG